GATTGCCTCCGGGGCTCAGGGGGATCCGGTTACGCCGACCTGGGTTGCCGTGGCCGTGCGTGGGAACGGGCACCTGGTGCCGTCCACCGCTGTGGCCATCCGGGCCATGATCCGCGCCTACAACAACAACGAGGCCGTGGTGCTGCTGGCTCCGAACAACGGCTACGGTGGCCTGACATCCTCGACCAACCCGCCGCCGCTGCTGTATGAAACGGCGACAGTGGTTACCGGATCCGCGATCCCCGGCGATCTGGTGTTGGAGTCGGACAGCGTCTACTACGCGGCCAACGACGCCAGTTGCGGGGCCTACCTGCTCGGCTGGGTGGACAGCCTGGACCTCGGCGGCGGCGGGGCGGGGGTGCAGGGACCGGCGGGGCCGGCGGGGAGCGGCGGCGGCACCAGCACCACGGCGACCATCACCACCGCCAGCATTGCACCGGGGGCCACGGCCAATGTGCAGGTAGACCTCGCCAAGACCACACTCATCAAGGTCCTTGAAACGGACTACCCTGCCTGGGTGCGGGTCTGCGCGACGGCCGCCGCACGAACCGCTGACGCATCCCGCAACGTCAACAGCTACCCCCGTAGTGGCTCTGGCGTAGTGGCTGACACGGTGACTGCTACTGGGGCTCTGCGCGTCCTGCAGGACCCCAAGCCAATCTTCGCCAACGATGATGACCCGGTTTCCGTCACGGCCTATGTCGCCATCACCAACAACGACACGGTGGGTCGGGCCATCACCCTGACCGTGGTTCATATTCCGCAGGAGGTTTAAATGGCATCATCTACCGTTTCGTTGGCCTCCGATGTTGGGGCGGCGGCAAGAATTCAAGCGATCGCAGCGGCGTTGTTTGGATCGTTTGCTGCTGGCGGGTTGGTGCAAACGGGGGATACGGGGCAAACGGCCAATGAATCCTTTAGCACTGTTGCTGGCGCGAACACCCCGGCGGGCTACCAAATCTGGCGGTTCGCTGATGATTTACAGGAGGCATGCCCGGTATTTTTCAAAATTGAGCTTGGGGCAGGCGCTTCAAATAATGTCACGTTTGGGTTTTGGGTCACCATCGGAACGGGTTCCGATGGTGCTGGCAATATAACCGGAATTTTGATGGCAAGGACCGCATGGTCGGTAAACAATAGTGTGACCAGCCTGCCAGCCTCATATTTTTCCTCCAGTGTAAACAGGGTGAACTTCGCTCTGTTTATCGGGATCCAATCACCAACGTATGACGTTATCTTTAACCTTGAGCGCAGCAAAGACAACAACGGTAGTGATACGTCAGACGGCATTATCATTCAAGTCCAGGCCTACACCAACACCAAATTTAGTCAATATATACCTTTTTCTAGGTCTGCAAGAGCTGGCCAGAATGCGTTTGCAGCGGCCCCGCAAAGCGCTCTCGGGTCTCTCGCCAGCGGCTCGAACGTGGGCATGCTCCCGCTGTACCCAGTGGATATAACGGGTCCGGTCAATCCGGGGATGGGGCTGCTGGCCTACTACACCGCTGATCTCACTGTTATGAACCCGATACGTTCTTCAATATATGGGGCTGACCACATGTACGTGCCGCTGGGGGCGGCTAGTACAGCCACAAGCGGTTGGACTGGGTCTTGTCTCGCCATGCGCTACGAATAAGGATCGGCAATGTCTACTTACTCGGTGAAGCCAGCGGCATTGGGAGTGACCACGGCAATTGCTACTAAGGTCTTGGGTCCGGTCCTTTTTACGACGGTGCTCGGGCCCACTCCACCCCCCACCGGCCAACGTTGGCCCGAGGGTCAGCCGGTACGGCGGCCGTGACCCTCACTCCCGCCCACCTCCTGGTCGCCCTGACCGAGGCCCGACAGCAGGTGGTGTACCGCCGCTGCCAGTGCCCAAGGGGAAAAACATGACTGATCACATCCCCATCTACGTTACCTACGACCTGGACGGTAATCCCACCGGGGTTGCGGAGTTCCAGGCGGGAGCGACAATCCCGGCCGAATTCCTGCCGGCGGGTGCAGGGGGCGGAGGAAATATCGACGGCGGAACCGCGAGTTCGGTCTATGGCGGGACCACTGGGATTGATGGTGGAGGGGCATGATGGCTGGACAGATTCAACTTCGGCGTGATTCGGCGGCTGCATGGACGGCCACGAACCCTATCCTGGCGCAGGGGGAGTTGGGGATCGAACTGGATACCTCCCGGGTCAAACTGGGCAACGGGATCGATCACTGGAGCGACCTCGGCTACTGGGGCGGTGGCGGTGGTGGTGCGGGTGCCACTGGTGCGACCGGTCCGACAGGTGCCACAGGACCCACGGGACCAACCGGTGCAACTGGGCCGACAGGGCCCACTGGGGCTGATTCCACGGTGCCAGGCCCCACGGGACCAACCGGGCCTACGGGAGCGACTGGTGCAGACGCGGCCGCAGACCTACTTGCCACCCTGGTCAACGCCGAGGTGGCCGTCACCACGACCGCGAACTTGGCCGCCGCGACCTTCCACAAATGCACCGCAACTTCGGCCGACTACACCGTCACCCTGCCGGCTGCGGCATCCTCGAACGGGGCACTGGTTGGCGTCCGGATTGACGGGTCCAGCACCAAACTGGTGACGGTCAAGGGGAACGGCGCGGAACTGATCGATGGGCAGAACACTAGGGTCATGTGGGCTAACGAAGTCGCCATACTCAAGTGCGACGGGTCCAACTGGTGCAAGATCGGTGGGAAATCTATCCCGATGATCGCAAAACTCGCAGGCGGGGCCCAGACGGACCTTACCGGGAGTTTCGCACACAACGTCTATACAGCCATGACCACGGTTGGGTTTGACAACTCCAGCATGACCAATGCTGCCAATGCCAAATTCAAGATCCGCCGGGCTGGGTATTACTTCATCTGTGGACGGTTCCAGATCGACGGATCTGCAACCAGCTTCACCGGAACAATGGGTCGTTTCCTCATGAGCGTGAAGATCAACGCCGGATACACCGCTCTGTTGGAGATTTGTAATTTCGTGGGCGGCCAGTACCCGACCCCGCCATACAACGAATTTGCGCCATTGGCGGCAGGGGATGAACTCCAGATGGACTTTCAGCACAGCCTAGCCGCCAACACCGTGGACATCGCCGCAGGTTCGATGACTGTCCAGGAGGTGCCCGTATGGTAGGACCCGAACGCCCTCTGTGGGTTAACACCGAAGCCGGCCCGGTGCGGAATCCGGACCTGACGGACGAGGAATTCACTACCTCCTTGGATGTGATTCGAGCGCAGAACCTGGACGCGCTCTGGTGCGCAGCGCGGGACTACCAGGAGGCCAGTATCTCCGGCGCGGCCATTGGACTGCTCACCATCAGCGTTCTTCGTGGCCTGCCCAAGGCAGTAGCTGTGCAGAACTGGATTACCAGCGTCTGGGGACTTTACTACCAGCGGAAGCCGCTGATCACCCATGAGTGGTCCGGCGATTTGATGGACTTCAACCCCTGTGGGCCGATGCCGTTCACCGTGCCGGAGTTGATGGCAGAGAATGGGATGTAAATTTGGCTGAACCAAATCTGACCAACCCATCAAGAAAAGGATGCTTCCGTCAGAAAGTGACTAAAATTTATACAGGGGTGTGTCCTGTGTAGGAGTTCATCATGACCAACGCCGAACGCCGCGATTCCGTCCGAGCCTGGATGGTGCCTGCTCTACTCGCCCTGATCGGGGTGCTCGTCCTCCTTGGGGGGGGGCAACTGACCGGTGCCATGCAGGACCAGGTTTGCGAGACCCGGGCCCTGCGCGGCGACCTCTCCGGCTTGAAGGCGACCATGGAAGGCTTCGACCGGCGCATCACCAACCTGGAATCGTGTCAGAGCAAGAAGTGAGCCAACCCTCCGGGTGATCCCTGGCGAGGCATCCGGTCAACACCACCCGCCCACCACCCCACCCCATCACCCTCCTGAAAGGAGAACATCATGACCGCGAAGGCTTTCCGTTTCCCCGGCCAGTCCATCACCGCCTCCCACGCGGGCGGCCTCCTGACCGGTGGCGGCGTCCTTACCGTCACCGTCGGTTCCGGCATCGTCTGCAATCCGGGCGCCACCGTCGCGGCCACCGCCCTGGTGACCGGGGTGACCTACAAGATCAAGTCGCTGGGCACCACGGACTGGTCCGTGGCCGGCGCCCCGGCCAACGCCACCGTCGGCACTCGGTTCACCGCCATCACGGTCGGCACCGGCACCGGCACCGCCACCGTGGACCCGGATTCCACCCTGCTGAACGGCCCCGGCATCCCGGAAGGCGTCCACATCACCGGCCAGTTGACCGGTTCGGCCGGCGGCACCGGCACCTATTCCACCGACGCCATCGGCCCGCTGACCATCCCGTCCTGCGCCATGACCGTGGGCCGCCACTTCACCGCCACCGCGTCGGCCGCCACCTCTTTCCCGGTGGCCGTGGACGGCACCGTCCAGTCCATCGTCGCCAAGACCAACGCGGCCGACACCGGCAGCGTGGCCAATGCCTACGTCCAGGGTTCGGTGGACGGCCAGGGCTGGATCAACCTGTCCAGCGCCTTGGCCATCGGTGCCACGGGTGCGGCGGTCCAGTACAACTCCCTCACCTCGGGCAACCAGGTGGCCTTCAGCCATCTTCGCTTCCAGAACGGCACCGTGACCGGCACCGTGAACGTCACCGCCGCCGTCCGCAGCGTCCACGGCTAGCCCACCATGCCGTCCCTGGTTGATACCTACCAGGACTACCTTGCCGCCGGGACCAGCTTTTCGAGGTTGGCCCCGGCCGGCACCGGTCGGCAGACCGTCTATGCCCTGTTCAACCAGGACCGTCGGGACCTCCTGCCGTTCGTGGACACCGGCCTGATCTACCCGGGCGAGGGTGAGCAGATCGGTGACCCGTCCTTGGCCCGGTCGTTTGACTCCATCCACTTCTCGGGCGGCGGAACCCTGTTCGTCAATGTCTGGATCGACCAGACCCTGCTGTCCCGGGACGTGCGCGTGGTCCTGGCCGAGGATGCCTGGCAGGCGGCCCTGCTGAAACTCCCGGAAGGCACCGCCGGTTTCGGGATCCGCTTGCAGATGACCGGGCTGGCCTGGATCCGCCTGATCAAGTTCGACTGGGACCCCCTGGAGACGCAATGATCACCCATCGAATCAGCACCATCGGCTTCGGGGCGGCAGAACCCACCCCGGACAAGGTGCGTGTGGCTATCCGGGCCATGGAGCAGGGGATCCTGGCCAGCGGGGAATTCGTGGAACTTCCAGTGGAACATGAATTCGCCTTCGGGATTTATTTCCGGAAAATCAAAATTCCGAAAAATGTCTGCCTGACCGGGCGGGTCCACCGGCAGGACGACCTGCTGATCTGCCTGTCCGGGGACATCTCGATCCTGACCGAGCGCGGGCTGGTGCGCCTGCAAGGCCCGGCCTCGATCACTGGCAAGGCCGGGGTGAAGCCGTTCGCCGTGGCGCACGAGGATACCCTGTTCGCCACCGCCCACCACACCCATCTCACCGACCTCACCGAGATCGAGAAGCAACTGTTCGAGGACGAACCCCACGGTTTCGACTTCATCACCGGGAAGGTTCTCCAGGAGGTGTTGCCATGTCCGCCGCAGCCGTAGCCGCAGGAGTTGGGACCGCGTTCAGCATCTACTCCGGGATCTCCGGGGGCAAGGATGCCAAGCGCGAACGGGCGCAAGCCTACGAGATGTGGCAGCGCAACCAGGCCATCGGGGAGGAGCTGAAGGCCCAGGAAGCGCCGACCCAGGATCTCATCCAGAGGCAGTTGGGGGTATTCCAGGGCACCGGCCTGACCCCGGAAGGCCAGCGGGCCCAGGACCGCCTGGGCAGCGAGTTCGCTGGCATCCAGCGCAACATCCTGACCCAGGCCCCGGTGACCGGCGACAGCATCGCCGGGGGGCGGATGCTCACCAGCCAGTTCGCCAAGGCCCAGGGCATCGCCGGGCTGAACCTGGAGGACCAGATCAACAAGCGGGCGCAGCTCGGCCAGTGGACCGACCGGGCCTCGCGGGTGCCGGGCTGGGTCGGGGTGCAGACCGGCGTCAATGCCGACATGGCCGGGCAGATGAACCAGTGGTCCAACCAGGACTCCACCGCTTCGGCCAGCGCCTACGGCGAGGCGGCCCGTGGCCTGGCGAACCTGGCCATGCTCTACCGCAAACCCTTGCAGGCGCCCAGCGGCGGCGGCAACCCGGGCGGCTCGGTGGACTACAGCCAGGACTGGTCCCCGTCCGGTTACGGCGCGGACATGTCGGATCTGCGGATTTCGTAGGAGGGCATCATGGACTGGCGAGCGGCAGGCGGCATCGGGCAGGCGCTGAACGGGTACGCTGAGGGGGTCCTGGCCCGGCGGGACAAGGACCGCCAGGAGTCCATCCAGGACGAGCAACTGGCCCGCATCCGCCAGTCCTGGGACGAGTCCCAGCAGCGCCAGGCGGGCATGGACCTGAACGGGGCGCAGAAGGCGTACCGAATGGCCGACCCCGCCCATCTGGCCACGGCGCAGTTGGCCGAGTATGAGGCGTCCCTGAACGGCCCCGCGCCCGTCCCTGCCCCCGCCAACGGCCCGACCCTGGCGGCCCCTGCCGTCCCGGGCCTGGGGGCGCCAACCACCGGGCTGGTCCACCCCGACTCCCCGCTGGCCAAGAAGATCGCCCAGTGGCAACCCCCGGCACCGGCCGCCGCCCCTGCCCTGACCGCCACCCCGCCCCAGGCCCAGCCCCAGGGCCCGGTCGCTCCGCCAGAAATGAGCGACACCCTGAAAGGGCTGCACGAGAAGGAACTGGCCTACACCAAGGAGGCCCAGGAAGCCGAGACCCGGATCATCCAGTATGCCCGCCAGCACTTCCCCAACGATCCCCAGGCCGCCAACCGGATGCTGTCCGCCTGGATGGACATGAAGGAGAAGGACCCGAGTTTCCAGAAGTGGAAGACCGAGGTGGAGGACTACAAGGCGAGCGTGGACAACGCCGTCCGCAACCGCAAGGCGCAGGCGTTCGTGGACGCGGTGCGGCGCAAGGACCAGAACACCATCAACTCGATCTACGGCCCCGGCTGGAAGGTGGGCCAGGACCCGCGCACCGGCCTGGACGGGCTCCAGAACCCGGACGGGACCTGGGTCGGCATGAGTCAGGTGCTCACCGACGGGATGCTCAAGGCGGGCCTGATCGACGCCAATGATTACACCAAGCAGACCAAGGACAACGCCGACAACATGACCAAACTCATGGTCGAAATGATGAAGGAGAAAGGGGACTGGGAGCGGCTGAGGTTCAAGGAGAAGGGCGAGAACTGGCGGGCCAGTTTGCGGATGGGCGAGGACTCCAACAAGGACATCCAGGTGGCCGACGAGATCCAGAAGACCACCCTGGCGCTGGCCAAGGAAGCCGACCCGGCCAAGCGGGACGCGCTCCAGGCCAAACTGGATTCGCTCCAGGCGAAGGTGACCCGGGCCAACGCCTACGTCAAGTCCGAGGGGGAGAAGGCGGTGGACCGGCTGGAACGGCGCAAGCAGCAGCGGGTCAACACCCTGATCAACCAGGCCAAGGGCGATGCGATGAAGGGCGTCAGTGCCCTATCCCCGCTCCAGGCGGTGGCGCAGTTCAAGAAACTGGCCAACGAGGACCCGGACATGGCCCTGGCCTACGCCCTGAACCTGAACGACCCGGACCAGGGCAAGGCGGTGATGACCGCCCTGGACCAGTGGGAGAAGGACAAGGTGCAGCGCCCAGAGAATTCTCGGGACGCGGGAACCCCCAAGGGCGGTCGTCCCGAACCCTCGTCCGGCGGTGAGCGCCAGCAGTTCCGGGACAAGGCCACCGGGGATCTGGTCTGGTTCCGGCTCAAGGGCAACAACTGGGTGAAGGAGTAGCCATGGCCATCGCACCGCCGCCGGGGTTCGAGGAAGCCACCGCCCGGAAGGCCGCAGGGCCACCTCCTCCCCCGGATGGGTTCGAGGCGGTCCCGGAAGGCGGTGCGGATGCCCCCCTGCTGTCTCGGGCACAGCGTCCGGCCGTGCCCTCTCCGGCTGGGCCCCGGCCGGTGCCGGATGTCCTGCGTCCGCTGAACCTCGCCCCGCGCCCGGCTCTGGTGCCGCCCAAGCCGTCCACCCTGGACACCATCATGCAGGCCAACCTGGCCGGCGCCGAGGGGCGCACTCCGACCGTGGAACCCCCCAGCCAGGGCCGCAAGGATGCCGCCTTCGGGGTGGAAGCGGCCCGCCGGAGCCTGGCCGCCCCGGTCAATGTGCCCGTTCAGGGCGCCGGTATCCTGGCCGACCTGCTGGGGCGCCTGGACGCGGCGGCCGGGCCCGCCACCAACCCGGTGACCAAGGCCATCGGTGGGGCCTTCGACAAGGTCTACAAGTCGGTCAAGGACTGGTCCGACGATTGGGACGCCTACCAGAAACGTAGCGACAACCTGGCCCGCACCTTCCTCACTGAGGCTGGCGGCAACCCGGAAAGTCGGGTGGCCAAGGACGCGGAACTAGTGGGCGGGACCGCCGCCGCCGGGGTCAAGTACGGCAACCCCTGGGGGCTGGCCTTCCTGATGGCCGAGAACGGGATCAGCAAGGCCCACAGCGCCATGAAGGAGGACGCCACCCCTACGCAGTATCTGGCCGCAGGCACCCTGTCTGCCGCCACCGTGGCGGCGCTCCAGGCGGTCCCGGGTGGGGACAAGGCGTTCAAGACCCTGGCCGGGATGATCGCCGCCCGTGCGTCCCGTACCGCCGGGGAAGGCGTGGCCTGGGGCACCCTGGATCAATTGGTGGACAAGTTGGTCATGGGCAAGGACATGACCAAGGAGAAGTGGGAGCAGGGGGTGGTGGAGGCCACCAAACAGATCGCCGCCATGCATGTGTTCGGCGCGGCCGGCATGGTCCGGGAAGGCCAACGCACCTTCCGGGCCGGGCAGGTGGCCAAGGAGTACGTGTCCAGGGACCACGCCCGCGAGGCTATCCTGGGCAAGGTGCAGGATGCCTACGAGCGCATGGACGATCGGCGCCCGGAGGTGCGGGAACAGGCCAAGAAGGACGCCACCAGCGCCTGGCGGGATCTGGGGACGCTGGACCACATCGACAAGGCCGGCATCGCCTACAAGGGCAAGGCCGAACCGGTGGATGTCCAGAAGGAAGTCCAGGCGGCGCTCAAGGAGATGCCGGGCCAGCGTCAGTTCAACCGGAGCGACATCCAGAAGCGGACCCTGCCCACCCCAGAGGCGCCCGCCGCCGCCGCTCCATCTCCCCAGCCCGAACCAACCCCGGCCCCCGAACCGGCGGCACCGGCCATCCCGGTGGACCAGATCCGGGCCGGCCTGCCCCAGCTGTTGCAGGAGCGGTTCGACCTGGACATGGCGCCCCTGAACGAGAAGCAGGCCCAAGCCCAGGCGGACCTGGAGCGGATCCAGCGCGACTTCGACCGGGTGCTCCAGAAGGCCAAGGGCCGAGCCTACTCCCAGAAGGGCAAGAAGGTCACCGACAAGGACATCCAGACGGTGCTGCGGAACGACCCCAAGACCGTGGATGAGTTGAAGGACATCCACGCCCGGCACACCTACAACCAGGTGCAGTTCGACGCCATCAACCAGGCCCGGGAGGCGGTGGCGGACAAGTGGCGCAAGGTCACCCCCGAGCAGAACCCCCAGGAGGCTCCCCGTGCCGCTCAAGAAGGGCAAGTCGAAGGAAGTGGTGTCAGCGAACATCCGGGAACTGGTGTCGTCGGGGCGCCCGCAGAAGCAGGCGGTGGCAATCGCCCTGTCGAAGGCAGGCAAGTCCAAGAAAAAGCGCCGGACTTCACCGAAGGGCTGATCTTCGACACCCCCCAGGAACGGTCCGGCCAGGACCGGCGGCAGGCCGACCAGCCGGTGGACGTGGAACGGCGCGGAGCCGAGCGCCGAGCCCAGGTGCGGGCCGCTGCTGCGGCGGAGCGGCCGGCCGACCAACTCACCCACCAGGAAGCCATCGCCCGGGTGCAGGAACTGGAGCGGGACCGCCTGCTCGACCAGCGCATTCCCGAGATGACCAACGGCCTCGCCTTCGACCGACAATACAAAGAGGGCGACCCGGTCGCCAGCCTCGACGTGCGCGGGCTGAAAGCGGCCAACAAGCACGGCCAGGAGACCGGGACCGAATACCTGATCCACATCGGCAAGACCCTCCATGCCCAGGCCAAGAAGGCGGGTCTGTTGGCCGCTCACATTTCCGGTGACGAGTTCCGTCTGACCGGCGGGACCCAGGCGCAGATCGATGCGGCCATCGCCGCCACCAACAAGGCGCTGGCCAAGGCCCCGTTCACCTTCACCGAGAACGGCAAGGAAGTGCGCCTGACCGGGGAACTGCATTCCGGCACCGGCACCTCCCCCGAGAAGGCCGACCAGGCGATGGCCGCCGCCAAGGCCGCCCGTGCCGCCGCCAACCTCGATCCGACCCCGGCCCGGCAGGTCCCGGAATCCCTCCAGGATGTCCCTGGGCTGAAGGTGTCTGGCGATGTGTTCACCATCCCCACCGCCAGCCTCCACGCCGATCCAGTGCGGTTCCAGCACAAGGTTCAGAACGAGACCACCGGGATTCAGCAGGTCAACTCTCGAACCGGGGCCACTGGCTCCCTGCATGGGGTCAAGGCATGGAATGAGCAGTCCGCCGGGGTGCTGGACGTGTGGCGCGATCCGGCCGACGGCAAGGTCTACGTGGTCAACGGCCATAACCGCTACGACAAGGCCCTGGACCTGGGGGTCCAGAACCTTCGGGTGCAGTTCCTGGATGCCAAGGACGCCAAGGATGCGATGACCCAGGGCGCGGTGAAGAACCTTGCGGAAGGCAACGGCACCGCCCTGGACGCGGCGGTCTACTTCCGCAACGCCAAGACCACTCCCGCCGACCTGGAGGCCAAGGGCATCCCGGCCAATAAGAAGGTCGTCCAGGACGGCATGGCCCTGGCCGGCCTGCCCGACTCCTGGTTCCACGCCGCCGCCAATGACCCAGAGATCCTGCGACTGGCCATCGAGACCGGCAAGGCTGGGTTGAAGGGCAAGCAGACCGAGACCGCCTTCAAGGAACTGCACGACCTGATCGCCAAGAAGGGCAGCGCCGAGGACATCTCCACCCCCTACTGGAAGGAGATGGTGGACCGGATCAAGGGCACCCGCGACGTGGCCACCGGCCAGACCAACCTGTTCGGGGAAGAGGAGACCACCTCCACCCTGGCCGAGCAGACCGACCTGATCCGCCATATCCAGGGCAAATTGGCGGCCGACAAACAGGCTGGCACGGTTCTGACCGGGAAACGATATTCTGAGGCGGTGGGCAAAGCCGCCACGGTGGACACCAAGGGCGCCGGGGAATTGAAGCAGGAATCAGCCTCCGCACTCGGCTACTTCAAGGCCCAGAAGAACCTGACCGGGATAGGAGATATCATCAATGACTACGCCGCCCGACTCCAGCAAGCCAAGTCTGCCAAGGACGCCGACGCCATCCGAGCCGAAGCCTTCGAAATGGTACGAAAAGAAATTCGCTCCGCTCACGCCGGAACTGGCCGAGAAAGTGAAACTGTCCCTGGCGGTGGAGGCGAAGGTCCGGGCCTCTTTGGCGGAGACGGATCCGCCGACTTCGGAGGGACCGAAGGCGAAGTAGCCACGGCGCCCGAACCGGCCAAGGCCAACGCCAAGGCCCCCGAACCGGCCACCGAGAAGCCGGCGCCCAAGCTCCGGACCGTCCGCACCAAGGCGGAGCCCAAGCCGAAGGCGGAACTGAGCCCGGAGCAGAAGGCCATGAAGGATACCAGGGTTCGAGAGAAGGCCCGGATCGGCGAACTGTTCCCGGGCGACCAGGACAAGAGTCTGCGGAAATGGCTCTACACTCAGAGGGCGCACTACGCCCACCTGGAGGACGCCACCCTCCAGCGCATGGCTGAGCAGTACCGCGCCGCCCAGAAGCCCAAGACCGATGCCGAACTGGACCAGGCGCTGGCCCAGCAGGGGGCCCAGACCCCCGAGTCCGTGGCCCAGGATGTGGAGGAAGCGGGCAAGGTCGGGCGCCAGACCGGCGCCATCATCGTGCCCCCGGGCCGGGCTGGCCAGGGCCTGCTGGCCAGGGCCGCCAAGCGGGCCATCACCGGGGCGGTCCACGCCATCTCCGAGGGCATCTCCCCGTTCCGACACCTGGGCGACAACGCCTTCAAGAACCTTGCCCAGGCCCTGGACGGGAACAACCAACTCCAGCACCTGGACGCGGGGACCGGCGGGCTGGCGGAGCAGGCCGATTCCATGATCGACCCCACCCTGCCCAAGCCCAAGGGCGACCTGAAATCCGGCACGGTCGGGCAGTACGGCCGCTCCCCCCACCAGATCGAGGGCCAGGTCCACGAACCGGGCGAGGGCATCGTCATCGACCAGTCCCTGGCCGCCAATGACCGGGTGATGAAGCAGGCCGCCGGCACCCAGTGGGCGGTGCGGACCCTGCGCGGCGTCAAGGACGCCAGCAAGGTGGTGCAGAAGGTCATGACCCCTGTGAGCCAGAACATCTTCCGGGTGTCCCGGCAACTGGACCCCTTGGAGCGCCAGGCCGAGGCGCTGGACAAGGCGCTGAAGCAGGCAACGGAACGTGCCGCGACACGGATCGCCAACGAGTCCGAGGCCAAGGGAATCGACCGGGCGCTCAAATCTGGCCAGGCCGGGGACCGGTCCAAGGGGCTCAAGCGCGGCACCGAGGAAGCCCTGTTGAACGCCATGGGCATGGCTGGGAACGATCCGTCCGTGGTCAAGGCGCGAGAGCTCAAGGCCAAGTGGGACGCCAAGAACCGAGGCACGATGAAGCGGCTCCAGGACGAACTCAAGGGGCACTACACCAACGCCGATGCTCGAATCCAGGAATTGGCCAAGAAATACCAGGACGTGCGGGTCTCCCTGCTGGCGGAACTGCCGGCGGATGGGGCCCCGCCCGAATGGCTGGAGAAGATCGCCACCAAGCAGGATATGGAAGTTGCCGGCCAGATCCGGGAAGGCATGGACAAGTACCGCGAGGCACTGAAGAAGCGCGGCATCCCGGTGCTCGAAGACCCCTACATCACCCACCTGCTGAAGCCCCTGGACACCCAGCGGTTCAGCACCCCCGAAGGTCGGCTCCAGATCAAGCAGGTGCTGTCCTTCCACCACCGCAACGGCAACATGAACCTGTTCCCCACCGCCCACGGTTCCCTGTCCTACTACATCCCGACCGTGGCCCGGAAACTGGCCTACCAGCCGGTACTCAACAAGTGGGGCAAGAATCCCTATCTCACCGAGGGCGGCGACTACTACGCGCCCAAGTACGGAGCCTGGCTGAACGAACGGCTGCGGGACATGGAATATCCCAAGGAGCCTCCGGTCTACGCGCCCATCCTCCAGGCGGCCAAGCAATTCGAGATCCTGAAGACCATCGCCTTCAGCCCCCGGGTGGCGGTGAAACATGCCATCAAGACCGCCAACCTGCTGGGCTACCACCACACCTGGCTGCTCCCGGCCATGAAGGATATGGCCGTGAACTACGCGCAGGACGCGGCCAACGCCCCGCTGATTCAGAAGGCGGTGAAGGCGCTGGGCGGGACGCCCCGGGACCAGAGCCTGACCCAGGTGCTGGCCGCCAACCTGATGGCGACCAAGCAGATCAGCCGGATGCTGCGCGAGGACCCGATGGTGGCCGAATACGAGCGCGGCACCCTGGACCGGCCCGTGACCAAGCTGGCCGGCAAGATCGGCACCCTGGCAGGCTATCCGGTGACGGCCGTGGAAGCCTTCGAGAACGGCCTGAACATGATGGCCTCGGTGCGCCGGGGCGCGGCCGCAGGGTTCGACGCCAACAAGCAGATCCGCGCCACCATGCTGTCCATCCTGGACTACAACTACCGGGGCGGGGCGGACGCGGCCAAGTATCTGAAAGACCCGGTCGCCAACGCGGGCATCATGTTCACCATGACCCCGGCCAAGGGCCTGGAGATCCAGGCCAAGATCCTGGCCCAGGGGCTGAAGGGCGAGAAGGACGTGTTCGGCTCGGACGAGACCGCCCACCTGATCCGCCACGTCGTCGCCCTGGGTGCCATCGGACTGATCGGCAAGAAGTACGGACACGACCTGTTCAAGATGATGTTCCATCCCCCGCTGGTGAACGCCCACTGGGCCGCCAACATGACCAAGGGCATGTTCCACTACTTCTTCACCCCCGACAAGATGCAGGGCAAGCGCGAGGTCGCTGCGGCCGTGGGCGACTGGCGCGGTGCCGCCACCTCCAGCCCGGTGCTGGGGATCAGCGCCGACATCTACGCGCTGGCAGCTTCGCTCATGAAGGGCAGCGCCTCCCCGCTGCTGTCCAGCGTCTCATCGATCAAGCAGGCCAAGATCCTCACCGGCCAAGAGAAACCGCGCGGCTACGCTGATGCGGCCCACTACCTGACTGACTCCCCCACCCCCGCCGAGGAACGGCGCCGGGAGGCCCAGGCGGTACGCAAGGGCCTGCCTACCGTCCAACGACTCCTCTCCAAGTGAACCAGAGCAGGCTGCCCATGATGGAGACCGCCCCGACCAGGGCTAGGAACCCCCGGGGCTGGGCCATCAGGGCAGCGACCTTGCCGGTTGCATCACCAAGCCCCATGGCCACGGAGAACAGGTAGAAAAGCAGAACTGGGGCGATCACCAACCCCAAGGCAACCCCCAGAAGTTTTCGGCTCATCTCCCACCTCGCGCAGGGATTATACCCCCGGAACAAAAAAACGCCCCTCCACGATGAAGGGGCGCCCCAGGTGCGGAAGGAGCCATGACCGCGACCTGCCAATGGTCAAATCGTATATAATTCAAAATTCCAAGATATGACTAATTTTTATACAGATCGGATGTAAAAAAACCGCCTCCGTCGCGTGTGTGGGGGGCGGCCGTCTGCGGGGAGCAGGCTAGAGCACCAGGACAGCCCAGATCCGTTCCGGTGATCCTGATGTAATAATCCGGCATTCCAGCAAGGTAGTCAAGATTGATTAGCGCAATTTTTTTGCTCAAAGGGCAGCCACCAGAACCTTGCCTAACCACCCCAGAATCATCCCCATAACCCCCCATCGGACCTTGCCACGCTTCTCCTGGGTGATGATCTTGTCCTTGTCGCTTATGATCTTCTCATCGTTGGTGATGATGCTGTTGGCCGCCTGCCCTGCCGTCTGGCAATTCCCCAGCGCCGATTCCAAGGCATCGGCCCTTCGGGTCTGGTCTTCCTTGGCGACGGCGAGATCCTGGGCCACCTCCTCCAGGGCGCCGATCTTCTCGATGGCGGCCGGGTATTCCTTGCCGTCCTTGACTAGGGCGTACATCGGCCGGGACAGGTCCAGGGGCCAGGCGAGGTTCGGTCCGGCCAGGATCGGCGGGAAGCCCTCGGCGGCGAAGGCGGTGGCCAGGGTCTGCTGGTCGGCGGGCACGGACGGCAGGGCGGTGGGAGGATGGGTCGGCGGCAGGGCGGCGAGTTTGGCCTTGGCCACCTTCAGGGCGGCCTCGTCCTTCTCGGCCCTGGCCTTCCACTCGTTGGCCTGATCCAGCGCCACGGCGGCGGCTTTCTCGGCGGCCACCTTCTGGGCCTTCAGATCCTTGTTGGCCTTGGTGTAGGCGACGATCTCGGCCTGGGCCTGGGCCACCTTCTGGCTGGACTTGCCGGCCTGGTAAACCAGGGCCACGGCCAGCAGCACGGCCACCGCTCCGGCGGCGTAGGCGATCAGGATGGGCTTGGGCACGATCATGCGGCACCTCCGACTTGGGCTCGTTCGGCAAAGGACAGGTTTCGGGCCACCCGTTCCCGCTCCCGGTCGGGCAGGTGGGGGTTCGCCAGCAGCCGCCGGCATGACGCCACCGCCTCGGCGTAGCGCCCGGTCCAGTAGCAGGTGATCCCGTACTCGTCATCGACCATCCACCGCTGCCAATCGGGTTCCAGGAACAGCGCATCCTGGCAGGGCGGCAGGTCCATGGCCACCCGGGCGTAGGCGTGGGCGGTGTGGTGGTCCCCCTGCATCCGGCAAAACCGGACCAGGGACCCCACCCCTTCTGGCCGGCTGGGGCGGTATTCGTAGGCGGCGATCAGGGCCTGGAACACCTCCGGCTTCGGCGCCCCCAACACCTCTTTCAGCCTGGCGATCTGGTACAGGGAATACCACACCTCCTCGTCCCACCCGCCCATGGCGGCGCGGCGCTGGTAGGCGGCATGAGCCTCGGCCAAACGCCCTCCGTCCCGGTAGCTCTGGGCCAGGTAGAACCAGTGGCGGTGGTTGCCCGGGTCGCGTTTGATGGTTTCGGCTAGGAGCGCCGCGTCCTTGTCATACTTGTGCGGGTCGGAGCTGCGCGAACCCTCGGGCCGGACCAGGATGGTGGGGCCTTCCAGGCGCTGTATCTGGTGAGGCTGGGCACAGGCCAGATACTCGTGCAACACCCCCTCGAACCGCCACGGCAGGCGGGCCCGGGCCAAGGCGGCGCGATGGTAGTGCAGGTTCCCGTAGTGGTGGTTGAACGAGTATGCGTCGGCGGTCAGGTCCGGCCAGACGAACCCCGGGGGCATGACCAGTTCCTCGTCCGCGTCGATGAACAACAGGTAGTCGGCCCGGGTGCCGGCGAGGGCGATGGCCTCGGAGCGGTTGTGTCCGAAGTCCACCCAGGGCTGGTGGCACAGTTCCCCAGGGATGCCACGCAGGGACTGTTCGATCAGTGCCGGGGTGTCATCGTTGGAACCGGTGTCCACGATGGTCCAGGTGTCGATCCAGGGCCGCACCGAGGCCAAGCACCGCTGGATGACGGCCGCCTCATCCTTGACGATCATGTTCAGGGCTATTGTCGCCATGGGGCTCCTGCTCGTTCATCCCCTCGTTAGGAGTTGGCTGTCATCCAGGCAGGTCCAGCACCAGTGGCACCAGAGTTCGCTGGTCCCCAGGTGCGCTCCGCACTTCGGGCAGCGGGGCGAGTACGGCACCGGGGGCACCTCCCAATGGAGCATCGTCCAGGTGACGCTCCCCGGCTTGGGGGTCATGGCCGCAAGGCGGCCTGGATGCGCCTCCTGAAGTCGTCATTGTGCCGCAGGTAGTTCTTGGTCTCATTCGGAAGCAGACTCACCCAGAAGCGTGGGTCCGGGGAACCCATGGCGCGGGAGCGGTTCAGCACCCGCTGGACATTGCCCCAACCCCAGTTGTAGCCGGATAGGGCCGGATCACGCCGGCCGTCCGGTCCCAGGCGCTGGCCGGCCTTGGCCTCCAGCCAGGACATGTAGCGGTGCTGGGCCGGGATGAAGGCGTTCGGATCGAACGGGGACTCCCCGGGACGGGCCCAGTCGTGCCACGCCCCATCCATGAATTGGGCGCCACCCTTGGCCCCGACCGGGGAGATGGCCAACGCATTGAACCCGGATTCGGCGCCGACCTGGGCGGCCCGTTCTATCCACCGGGGACCGGCCACCCGCTGGAAGGTAGACTGCCAGGGCACCGCCTCTCCGGGAGCAGGCTTGGCCGGTTTGACCGGTGCGCCGAACAGGATGACCAGCACCCCCAACCACAGGATGATGGTCAGGGGCCAGGATTTGGCGCTCATCTCAAGACACCGAGCAGCAGCCCGCCTACGCAGGCGAAGAACAGGAACCCCAGGATGGTCCCGGCGTTGCTGACCTTGATGGTGTGCAGGCCAGAGAAGTCGGTCTCATCCGGGACGATCAGGCGCTTGCCGGTCTCGGTGTTCTCCAGGGCGTTGTAGATCACCAGGGCGGCGTAGGTCCCGATCACGATCAGGCCCAGGCCCACCACCAGCCGGAACAAGGCCCACCGGGACTGGAGCACCATGTCGTAGAGCGCGCCCTTGTCCGGGACCAGCAGGAAGCCCAGGACAAAGGCGGCGATCAGGAACACCCCGACGGCGGCCCAGGACCAGCGCACGACGATGCGGGTGATCTGGGCCCGCCGCTCGTGATCGAGACTGCCGGGGTGGGAGAACAGGTCGCTCAGGAACAGCATGGGTCCCTCCTTTAGCCTAAATTATAGGCTGATTTAGGGAGGGGCAAACTATGTGTGCGTGAAAATGGCGTAGCCGGGCGCGGCGGACTTGGGCCGGTGGACGTAGATGATTCCCCGGGGCCCATGGGTGCGCCCAGTGTAGGACGATGTTTCCTGGTCGTACTCCTGGAAGGTCACGGTGTCGCCGGGCCCGAACCGGCGGTCTTCCTCGGACCGGATCTCCCAGGGTTTGAGACCGGCCAACTTGGCAGTCATGAATTCGGGGTCTATCTTCAAGTTGTGGTGCATCATGACACCAGTTTGGCCAAGCGTTCCGCCACGCTGGCCTTCGGGAATTGGTAGTGGATCCCGTCGTGCAGGGTGATGGCCAGGCAGTAGCGCGGGATCTGGGCCGGGTAGCGGTTGTGGGCGTGGGGCAGGTAGCGGTTCTTGGTGCCCGGGGGGACGCTGTCCATCGGGTTGGCCCCCATGGGGATCAGGGCGACGATCCTGCCGACGCCCCGGACGGCCGGCACCAAGGTCCCCGGGGCCAGGTCGCATGACGCGCTGGAGTAGGCGCCGGGACGCTTGATGTTGGTGCGCGGGGTGGCCCGACGCTTGGGGCGGTCGCTGACCGGCTTGGTGAGGAGGACACCCTTGACCGGGGGCTGGTAGATGCCCGGCCAGGCCGGGATGACCGGGATGGGGTCCTTGCAGCCCCAGAACACCCGCTTGGCGGCGGCGATCAGGGCGACCCGGCGCAGGGCCAGGAACAGGGGGCACAGGGTCTCAGTCGTCATCGCCATCTCCGGTTTCATGCTCGGGGCAGGTTCCGAGGTTGGACTCGGTGATGCGCCCGTCGTCCGGGTCATCCTCCCAATCACGCTCCCTTGGGGCGTCGGGGCTCACCACTTGTCTGGACATTCGCTGATCTCCAGCCCGGCCAATTGCTTCGCACGGGCGTCATGCCAGCCGTCCTCGTAGGCGTCCTTCAACGCCCTGGAGATGTCGGACTCCTTGCCTGGGCTGCGGTTCTCGTTCAGCGCCCGGGCGTTGGCGTCAAAGGTGAGGCTGGGGTCATACGATGCCATGCGACCCTCCGTTGGCGAGATCCCAACTCTGCAATGGCTCGCGGGCAGCGAACGGGTTGCGCGGCGGGCGCAACTTGATCCCGAACAGGGCGGCCATCTTCTGCTCCTCCTCGAAGGTGGTGCGGGGCCGGGGCGCCGTGGGTGGATTGCCGGAAACAATCTTAGTGGTCAGGCTCATGGCGTCCTCAGAACGTGATGTCGTCTTCGTAGCCCAGCGCGGCCTGGGCCGGCTTCGGCGCGGACGCGGCCGGCTGGCGGGGTTCACCCCCGTCCTCCCCGGCGTCGTCTTTCTTGCCCAGCATGACGAAGTTGTGGACCCGGATGTTGGTGCCCGTCTTCTCCACGCCTGCCTGATCGGTGTACTTGCGGTACTCGATCTTGCCTTCCACGCAAAGTTGCTGGCCCTTCCGGCAGTAGGCGGCCATGGTGTCGGCCGACTTCCCGAACACCACGCAGTTGTGCCACTCGGTCTTGGACTGCTTCTCCCCCTCGGGGTTCTTCCAGGTCTCGGTGGTGGCCAGGGAGAACCGGGCCATGGTGTCCCCGGACGGGGTGGCCTTGATCTCGGGGTCCTGCCCAAGGTTGCCGATCAGGATGACTTTATTGAGGGCTGCCATGTCACTTCTCCTTGAGAGCCCCGGCACACACCGGAGCATTGGGGTTGTACGGCGGTCGCAGCGACACGCGAATGGCATGGCGCTTGAGCATGAGTTTTTCCATGGCGACCAGATTCAGGCCGCCCTTCTCCAGCCATGCCCAGTCGGCCATCTTCTCGCCATGAGCCTTCCAGAGCAGTTCGGATTCCGGGCGGTCCCGGAACTTGGAGGTGTTGCCCGTCCCCAGGGTGAACGGGTTCTTGACGCGCCACTGGAGCAGCCAGGACAGCGCGGCGCCCTGCAAGTCTTCTTCCTGGTCATCCCAGACCAGGACGGGGTGCTGGAGGTCGGCGGGGTAGCGCGGGTCGCCCACGGGCGCGGCGTCGAAGTCCAGGTCGCCCGCCCAATCGAAGTCCAGATCGGCGCTCCAGTCCATCACCGCTCCCTGCCAGGAGACGGGGCCGCCCTGTTGATCAGAGCGGCCCCGTGAGTGAACCCGCTCCCTACTTCCGCTTCTTGCTGGTGGACTCGCTTTCCCGCTTGGGGGTGGCGACCGGCGGCGCTTCGCCGGATCCGCTGTGCTTGTGGTCCATGTAGGGCTTGGGGTTCTTCGGGTTGAAGTCCGGGCACTTGCCGTCCATGACCGCCTCCTACTTGCCCTTCTTCTTGGGCTTGGGGTGCTTGGCGCCGGCCTTCTTGACCTTCGTATCCTTGCTGCCGGGCTTGCCGGCGGCGGGCCCCTTCATGCCCTCCTCCTGAATCATGTTCTTGGCCATTGTCGGTCTCCTCGCAAAAGGCCGGGACACCCCCCGGCGGGGTGATCAGGAACAGATTAATTTTAATGCTGATGATCAACATCTGCCACCAATTAAGGAAGGAAAGGTTGCTCGTTCCAGACGTAGCCGCCGCGCACCTTCCCCTTGGTGATGACCACCAGGTTGAAGGGGTAGGTCTGCACCAGGAACTTCAACTTCAGCAGCGCGTCATCCCGCATAAAGCCTTTCGTTTCATGTATTTCAAGCGCACCGTCCGGGAGTTGCACCAGGAAGTCCGCCTCATACCAGCAGCGGTTGGCCAGGCGCACCTTGAACGGCTTGGGCCACCAGCGGGCGATCCGTCCGGCCTGGCGCTCCGCCTCCAGGTGCTCGGCATAGTCCGCCTCCAGTTTGTTGTCGAAAAGGCGGTCTTTGTCGCGGGCCATGTTGCGGGCCTTGGGCACCGCCTTGGGCCGCCGGGTCAACTGCTCCCAGCGGGTCGGCTCGGATGACGGCTCGCGCAGCAGGCTCATGCCGCCGCCGGTTTCGCGGACTCCTGGATCGCCGGGGCCGCGCCCATCTGGGACATCACCCCCAGCACATCCTTCGAGAGTTCCACCGCCTCCTTGACGTTCTTCTGGAAGTCCTCCCAGGTCTTGGGCTTCTCGGGCGCCAGACCCAGGTCCCGCACCGCCGCGTTGACCTGGGCGGTGACGTTAGCCAGGGACACCTCGATCAGCGGGTTGATGGCGGACGGGTCGTCCAGGTTGTGGGCGCCCCGGAATTCGAGGTGGGCCGCCCGCAGGGCCATCCGGTCCAGGCTGGTTTTCAGGTCGCGGATCTGGTCGATGGGGAACTTGTCGGCGGTGCCGATGGCCTCGGCCTCGGTGGTCAGGCGGTCGATCTCCTCCAGGAACAGCAGGGCGAACCGCTTGCAGGCGGGGATGGGCTGACCCTCGGCCTCGGGTTCCACCGCCCCGGGGTCAGATTCGATGGCCCTGGCCTTCTGGTGCTTGCCGGTGCCCTTCGGTCGCCCCCGACCCCGTTTGGTTTCCTGGGCGTCCAGCACCGCCTGGGCAGCGGCCTCCACCGCCGGGTTGCCGGCGCCATGCACCACGGTCAGTTCGCTCCCGGGCTCGGCGGTTGTCTCCACCACCAGCACCCGCTTGGCCGGGGTGTGCGGCTGCTCCAGGATCGCCACCATGGGCGGCTCGAAGTCAGCCTCCTGGGTCGGCGCGTCGGCCGGAGCCGGCAGGGCGTCGAAGTCCAGGTCCCCGAAGTCCATGCCCACCGCGCTCACTTCCTGGGGCTCCAGTGGGGCTTCCACCCCCACCGCCTGCTCCTGGATGTCCCCGGTCCCCATGGTCCGGTCCGCCAGGGACGGGCGCGGCTCCGGCATCCGATCCACGATGCCCTGCCAGGACCGCTGGAAGTTGGCCCATAGAGCGTCATCGTCCAACTCCCCGAAGGTGGCCTGGATGGTGGCGCGGTAGGCGGAAATGTCCCGGGGCCACTGGAAGGAATAGAGCGCCTGGTCGTCGTCGCTGTCCATCTCCACCAACCAGGGGTGGCGGATCAGGTGGTCCCACATGGCCAGGTGACACCGGGTGGAGTGCAGGTCGTCCTTCACCCGGTAGACCTTCGGGTCCTTGGGCTCGGCCAGACAGGTGCAGACCGGGGCCATGGGCTTGGCCTCGACGGTGATCTCCTCGGTGTCCCAGATGATGCGGACCGGCCCGCCGAAATCCAGCTGGGCCAGGCCCAGCATGGCCAGCACATTGCGCGTCAAGTTCTCCGACTTGTGCAGGAGGAGGATGCCCCGGAGGGCGGAGGAGAGGTCATTGGGGTCGATCATGAGCGGGTTACTCCATGCGGGGCCGGAAGGCCGGCCGGTTTGTTTAGGTTCTGTTCGCGCAGCACGTAGTTGAACAGCGCGTCCTGGCGTTCGGTGTCTTTCCAGACACAGGGATGTTTGCCACAGGTGGCGATGGGCTTGATCTCGTTGATGGCGGTGATCAGGTGGTAGTCGGGCGGATCGGCCCGCTCGCAGGACCGGATCAGGATCGGGTCACCGCAGTAGTAGCAGGTGGCCTCGATGTCCTTGGGGAAGGCCAGGTCCATCCGGGCCTCGTTGCCGCCCCGTAGTGGGATGAGGCCGGAGTGGCGATTCACCGGAACTGCCCCAGCAGAATGGCGAACAACCCGCCGACGATCAGCATCCCCATGAGCACCTTCATGTTGTCGGTAGTGGTCATTCGCTCCTCCTGATGCGAAGGTCGGGTAGGTCGGGCGGGAGCACAGCATCCGGGCTCATCCCGGTCAGCCGGCTCACCAGTCGGTGGGAGTACAACTCCCCCAACTGCTCGACGGTATGGTTGGAAGTCCAGAACACCCGGCCCTCATAGCCGTCCGCCTCGTCCACCAGCAGGGCCAGCTGCTCGGACGGGTAGCCGCCAGGGTTTTCCTCACCGATGTCGTCCATGACCAGGACCCGGCGCTCCGGCCACTGTTTGATCCAGGTCAGCAGGGGTTCCACGGTGACGGCGGGGTCATCCCACCGCTTCTGTGCGGCCAGCGATTTCATGCGGCGGGCCATGGCCGGCCAGCCGATCCACTTGAACTCGGTCTTGAGGCTGGGCACGACCTGGCGCGGCCCCTTCTCGGTCTCCTCGATCCTCCGGGGGCCGGCCTCGGCCATCTCCTGGCGCATCGTCTGGATCATCCGGTAGACCAGAGCCATGGACTTGCCGCACCCCGGAGGACCCACCAGACCCAGGTTCCGGATCGGGAATTCCTGCCAGCTTTTCAGGGCCTTGACCGCCCCCGGCACCAGATCTAGACCGGCCTTTTGCAGGCGCGGCGGGACTCCGATGGCGAACAACTCGGCGCGGATCCGGGATGCGAACCCTTCCGCCTGGTCGGCTTCGAAAATTTCCTCGAAGTCCAACTGCCGTTGCAGATTCAGGTTGAGGATTGGCGGTGGCAGGGCCCTATTCTGCATGGGCCCTCCCCTGCCAGCGGTTCGGGGTGCCTTCCGTACCGGTGGGCAGGTCGGGCGGCGGGGCGGCGAGGAAGTCCTGACCGGCAAGCCACTTGGCCAGTTGCGGCATATACTTCGGATCGCTGGTGGTGCGCTTGAGACGGTGCCCCTCGGCCAGGATCTGGGCATCGGTGGCGCCGACATGGATGTGGTCCATGTAGCGCATGGCCGACTCCATCGGGCGATGGTTCTTGTCCTTGGTCCACAGCGACGCGAGGATCCAGTACTGGTCATAGTGGTCCCCCAGGAGTTCCTTCAGCCCCTTCTTGGGCGGCGGCGGTGCATCGGGGTCTTTCAGGGGACGGGCGCTGCCTTTCTTCTTCACGACCATCTTGGAACCGGCTCCGGTGACAGGGACCCAGAACCCACAGTGGGGGCATTGCAACTCCATGACTCCTCCTAGACGGTTTGTATGAGTTGGGCGAGAAGTACGGACCCTCGGACATCGGCGTCCGCCGCCACAACATGGGCGGGGACTCCCTGGCCGATGGCCAGCACTGACACCCCCGGGCGAATACGGTCAGCCAGGGCCTGCACATTGGCGGCGCCCTGAACGAGGACTCGTTCCTTCACGGGATAGGTCACCGGCTTGCCGTTCCTATCCCAGACTTGGGCGTGGGTGGTGATGGTGAACAGCAGCCACGGCATCGGTTCCCGGCCCCGGAGGATGGTTCCGGTGACCGGGCCGCCGACGGTGTGGTGCGAGACGGAGATCATGGACTAGGCCGCCGGGGTGGACGGAATCTTCAGGTGGTCCGCTTCCTTCTCGATGGCCTTGGCCAGGGCCATGACCTTCTCGTCGTAGTGGGCCTCGGCGGGGATCTTGAGGCTACCCATCACCTGGTTGCGCTTGTCCTTGACCAGGGCGGCCAGGCCGGCGTCGTCCTTGGCCAGCGCCTTGGCCTTGTAGTGGGCAAACAGGCGGGAGCAGGCGGCGTTCAGTGCACCGGAGGCCATGGCCTTGAATTCGGGGGTCCCGGGCTTGGGCAGCGGGGTGGCCATGCCATCCACGAATTCGTCCACCTCCTTCGGAATCGGCGGCTTCATGGCGTCCGGGCGACGGTGTTCCTCATCCTGGGGGGCCGGCTTACCGGCGGGGGCGGACTTCTTCGCCAGGGCGGTGGTCAGAGCGCCCTGGAGTTTGCCCACCCGGGCCTCCATGTCGCGCAGCACCGGGCCGGCGGCCTCGGCGTTCCGGCGGGCCTGCCAGTGGTCGTTCTCGCCCTTGTACCGGTCCGCCTGCCCGCCGTCCTCGAAGATCCCTTTCAGCACCTTCAGGTTGGCCTTGAACAGGTTCTCGGCCTTGGCGTCCCAGCCGTTAGCCAGGGAGTCTTTGAGGGTGGCGATCTCCTTGCGGAGGTCACCGATCTTCGCCGGGTCCTCCTTGGCCCACAGGCGCAGCAGGGATTCACGGGTGTCCCGGGGCATCCCCTGGGTGGCCGCGTCCAGTTCAGCCAGGGCCGCTTCCCAGGCGTCGTTGCCGGCGGGCTTGGGGGTGGGCGCAGCCGGGGCCTGGGTGGCGGTGGTGGTGGCGGGCGGCAGCACCTCGGCGTCGATGACCTGGCCGTAGGAGTCGCGGAAGTCCTCCAAGTCCTGAGTGAACACGTCGGCGGTGCCGGTGGCGGTGCGGACCGCGTGGACGAAAGCCCGCTTGGCGCCCATCTTGACCACGGTGTTCCACTGGTCGGCCAGGTCGGGGTTCTCGGATTTTTCGACCACGGTGCAGATCGCCCACTGGTTGTCGATCTTCTTGACCGTGAACCCGGCCCCGCCGATGGATTCCTGGGCGGCCTTGAAGTCCGTCTTTTTCAGGTCCCAGTATTTCTTGGGGACCGGCTGGCCCGTGGGCTCACCGACCCCCTGCCGGTAGCGGTACTTGGTCTCGTAGGTGGAGCACATGGCCGTGCCCTCGCCCACAAACGTCCCGTCCGGCAGGTAGAGTTCACAGATCATATCGCAGATCAGGTGCTGCCCCTCGCGGGTGATGGTCTTCTTGTAGCGGGGGCAGAAGTTGAAGGTGCTGGACAACTGTTCGGCGCCGGGCAGGAACAGGCTGGGCTTGTTGCCGCAGCCAGGGATCAGGCCGTAGTGGACGCCCGGCTGGAGCACCTTTTCCATCATCTGGAGCACCAGATCACGGCGGGCCTGGAGGCTGTTGATGGCCTCCTCATAGTTGGGAACCGTGTGCATCCGCATCGATGCACGGTCAAGGGTTGCCACTTCGTGGGTCATGGTTACCTCCCCCCTTCAATGGAAAGTTCTTCGTATATCTCGATGCCCTCGTAGGCGTGGGCGTGGGCCTCGATGGGCTGGCCGTTGGCCTTGCAGGCGCGGACGAATTCGTTCAACTTCCGTTCATCCGGGCTGCACATCGCCCGGGGGACCAGGCCATCGTCGGTGATCCGCCACTTCCACCGGCTCACCGCCCGCACCCCGGCGGCGGTCACCGCCTTGGGCACCTCGGGCAGGGCCGCTTCGTCCACCCCAATGGCCAGGGCCACGGCGGCGATGCCGGCCTGCTGCCGGGTCTCGCTGATCTGGTCCTCCAGGATGGCGGCCAGGAATGGGTCCTCCTCGGCCTGGGTCTCGACCACCGCCACGGCGGCCTGGGCCCGCTCCGCCTCGGCCGCCAGCCGGGCCTGCTCGGCAGCGATGGCCGCCTGGCGCTCCTCCTCCTGCCGGCGCAGTTCCTCCGCCTCCCTGGCCTTGAACCCGGCCATCTGCTTGGCGATGGGGTCCAGCACCTTGGCCAGGAGTTCCTGCATGACCTTGGCCTCGGCGTCGATGCGCTTGCCCTCGGCCAGGTGCGGCGCCTTGAGTTCGCCCCGGCGGTCCTCGACCACCTTGGCCATGGCCTTGAGCGAAGCGAACCACCGGGCCGCCTGCTCGTAGTCCTGGGCAGTCTTGACCACGATGGTCGGCACCTTGGCCAGCAACTCGGCCACCTGATCGGGGACCGCCTTGACCAGGGCCGGCGCCGACTGGGGGGGCTCAGTGTCGGACTCCCCTTCCCCGCCCTCGCCGACCGCCTGCCGAATCTGCTCGTCGGTGGGCTCGCCTGCCATGATCCCAGGTGTCCGGTAGATTTTTGCTCTGATAGCCTTGTTCCCGTCGCCCGGGAACATCGCGTTGATGCGGTCCTTCACGCTCATCTTAGGGCTCCTTTACCTGGCTATATCAGTATAATTTTTTTTCTGATCTAAGGTAGGGTTCCCAGGAAATATTTTTTCTGCGCTCCTGCTCCGCCTCCAGCAGGGCGATCCAGCGCCTGGTCCGCTCCAGCATCTCGTCCAGGGTGAAGGCCGGAGCCCAGGCGGCCATGGCCTTGCGGAACGTCTTGGCCATTTCGGGCTCCACCCCAGCCAGCATCCGGCACAGGGTCGCGTCCTGGGCCCGCAGCTTGGCCAGGGCGTGGTCCAGGTGGGGACCTGTCATTTCTGACAGGTGCATAACCCGACCGTTGTGGCTAGGGTAGATATCTCCCCCACTCATACCGCCTCGCCAAAGTTGGCGAAGTCGCCATGCAAGATCCTGGCGGCCCAGCAGTACTTCTCGTAGGCATCTTCCTTGGAGGTGAAAAACCCCAAGTTGATCTTGCGTCCCTCATAGCCGATGCAGGCGTGCCACTTCTGATGCTCGTCATCCCAGGACACCCCTTTAAACCCGGAGGTGTTGTTTGACGGCTTCTTGCGGTTCCGCATGTTTTCGGCCCGATCCGCCAAGCGCATGTGGGCGGGGTTGACGCAAGCGCGGCTGTAGCAGACGTGGTCGATCCCCTTCCCCGTGGGGATGGGACCGACCAGAGATTCGTACGCCAGTCGATGGGCGTAGGACATCCCAGCTTTAAACCCGCCGATGCTGTAGGCGCCGTAGCCCAACTTGGTCTTGCCAGCCACCCACAACCAGCAGCCGCCAGGCGCGGTCTTGTTCACTTTTGGCCAGAATCCGTCTCCGAGAATTTCCATAAGGTCCACCATGGGAAGTTAATATTTTTATGCATTGTGGTTGAGTGTGGTGGTTGTCGAAGGAATGCAGTATTATCTAGGGCTTGCACACATGGAGAATATGCTTTAAAATCATGGGTGCGGTTGTATAGTCACATGAATACATAATATACATTATCGCAAGCTGTGAAATCCCAAGAAAACGAGCCACAAGATGTTACCTGGGGTTTGCGGTCGGTTTCGGCGGGTCGGCCTGGCCGGTGGAATTCGCACTTGCAAGCGGCGTGATGAATTGGCTGGTGTGGACCGGGAATGATCATGGAACCGGCGCGAATCCGTGTCAACATGTTAATTTAATTTTACAAGTGTGCGCGAGACAAAAGCGCCGGGGTAACCGCCCCGGCTCGGTGCACATCGTGGGGTCAGGCTACGGCTCGGGGGAACCCGGCCAGCACGTTGGAGGCGGTCAGGAGCAGGGCGGCGTCCTCGTAGAGCCCGGCACTGGCTGCGCGGGCGGCGGCGGATTCGGTGGCGTTGATGAGATCGGTCATGGGGTGGCCCTTTCGGTGGGGTGCCCAGAGCCGCCGGGCGCGGGTGGAGGATGGACATGCGCTACGCGGCCTTTCGTAGCAGTTCAGGTTTGATCTCCGGGCACTCCGGGAAATAGCGACGGATGATGTCGGACTGATCTGCCCAGGCGGCGGCCCTGGCGGCCCCGGCGGCGTCCCTGGCGGCGTCCAAGGCGGCGTCCAAGGCGGCGTCCAAGGCGGCGGCCCTGGCGTCCCCGGCGGCGGCCCTGGCGGCCCAGGCGGCGGCCCTGGCGGCCCAGGCGGCGGCCAAGGCGGCGTCCCTGGCGGCGTCCAAGGCGGCGTCCCCGGCGGCGGCCATCTCTTCGCGGGTGGCCTCCCCGGCAGCAAACCGACGCGCTACCTCGATGGCCTTTTTGGGGCGGTCCTCGCCCTCGGGCACCAGGTGGAGCACGGCCTCCGCGAAATCGCAGGCCATGAGGCGCAGGCGGGGGTCGTTCTGGTCGAGCGTGGTCCGACCCAACAGCCAGAGCATCCATTCGGAGTGATGGCAGGCAGTCCAGGCGGTGGCGAGATCGGGCTGGCCCTTGGCCCATTCGCGGGCCTCCGAGCAGGCTCCGACACGGGAAAGGATGGTTGCGAGTTTCATGAGGGCTCCAATGTTCATGGGTTTGGACAGGATTTCAGTAGTCAAGGAATCCTTGACTACTGGACATGTGCTACTTGAAGTACTCGGTGCGCAGGCGACGAGCGTTTTTGATCTGACCGCCAATCTCTCTGATCGCAGCCACAGCCCGCGCCCGTTGGGGCAAGAGCTCGTCCACTCGCTCCAGGTTCCGGAAGTAGACGATCCGGCAGCGGTCCTCGTAAGGGAGCGATTTGAAGGCGTTCCGGGCAGATTCTTCGGGGTTCTGGTTCATGAATGGCTCCGAGGATGGACAAGATCACTTCTTGGGTTTGGGATGGTCGCCCCGAATGAAACCCTTGGGCGTCACCCGGATTTCCAGTGTTCCCTTTGGCGTCTTGACTTGAAAGATCACGCCCCACTTTGGGTCGGAGCAGAGGCGAGTCACTTCAGCCGGACCCCATGAAAATCCGAATTGGGTTTCCTTGCCGGGGAAAGCGGGTGAGCTCTGGACCACTCCATGCTCCTGGACAAGATCAGGCCGTGGCCTGGGCGGGGTTCTCAGTGCGGAATTTCTCCACCTGGGCCAGAGCGGCAGCGCGGGCGAATTCGTACGCTCGGACCCTCCGCTCGCATTTTCCGCCGCCATCGTCGGGAAACTCGTTGACATTGCTGGCCCGAATCCCAATCCGATCCCAATCCTCCAGGCTGTGCCAGAGGCAGCCCATGCGGACCCATGGGACGCCGGCTTGTGTCACAAATGAGTAGCAGACGTAGGGATATAGGCCAGAGAATACCTCCAGGGAATAGATTTGCAGGTCGGCCCCGCGCAGTTTGGCCCCGCGCAGGTCGGCCCCGCCCAGGTCGGCCCCGCGCAGGTCGGCCTCGCGCAGGTAGGCCCCGCGCAGTTTGGCCCCGCGCAGGTTGGCCCCGCCCAGGTAGGCCCCGCCCAGGTCGGCCCGGCTGCCGCCGTCCTCGTCGCGCAGCCACTTTTTGTGGGCGTCCAGCACGGTCTTGAGTTCTTCGGGGGTGTAGCGTTTCATTTCGGCTCCATGGGGATGGGTGGTGCTCCTGGGCAGGATCTCGTTAATTGTTAAAAATCGTTGCAGCAGCCACGGCACCCCAGAAAATCAGGGGCACCACGACCCACAGCAGAACGGCAGCGCCGCTCGGTTTCATGGTTCTTCTCCCGGATATCTGCATACCCTTAACCATGGCCTGTAATCTGTGTGTGGATCATTTCCAGGGTGGCCTCATCCAATTCCATCAGGGCGCGGCGGATCCCACCACGCAGCGCCCGTACCCAGGTCTCCCGTTCGCGCTCGATTGCGCGGCGGAGTTCCCGAGCTTGGTACTGGTAGCGGGCCGACATCGGCCAGCGCATCAGCCGCCCTTGCACCTGACGCAGCTCGCTTTCGAGTTCAGCCAGCCTACCCACGGGGCACCCCCGGGGCGTAGGTCACGCGGACGCTCGGCTGGCCGATCTCCACGATATCGGGCACGGTCTGGGCCGCCGGCAGGGTCTGGGGCGGGCACTGTTTCAGTGCCAGGGCGCGGACCAGAAGCCTGGTCAGGTCTTCCACCAGGCCGGCGCTGTAGACCCGGTGCCCCTGCTGGTCGTACCAACACATGGACTGCCCTTCAGCCTGGTAGACACCACGCCAGCGGAACGGACCCCAGGATCGGCACACTTCCAGCCGGTAACGGTAGTGCCCGAACAGGCAACGTTCGGCCTTGATGAGTTCGGTTTTCATACGGGCTCCGTTTGGGCGATCTGGGCGCGCTCGATCTGGTGCAGGCGGGCCAGTTCGCGGCAGCTTTCCCAGTATTCGTCAGGGTTGGCGAACCATCCGAGGTCCAGGGCTTCGCTGATTTCCTGGACCCGGCGGGTAATGAGATGGGGCTTGGTGCGGACGTTCACGGGCACCCCCATGGATGATGGGTTGATGGTTAAAGTATATATTTTTTGCTGATTATCGCCAGCCAAAAAATACGGCGGTCGCGGTCATGGCCGGGACGATCCCCTGGACGATGCCGGCGGCAATGGCGATAAAGACGCAGATGCAAACGAGCCAGTGTCTACTCATCAAACACCACCGGGCACATGGGGTGGACGGGGCCGGTCGGGCGCATGGAGTTCAACACCTCATCCCTTCGGGACGCTGGCCAGGTCACTCCCTTGGGCCAGCAGAGCGCCAGCAGATAGCGGGCGCGGAGGTAGGCGAGCATTTGTTCCATGATGACTCCTTGGGTTTGTTCAAAGGGCCCCAGTGCTGGGCCCGTTCAGCAAACCGAGGGGTCAGGCGCTCTTTTTGCCCCGGTGGCGGGCGTGGTGGTCCCGGTCCTGATAGCTCCGGCCCCGGCCCTGGTAGGGCGGCACCTGGAAGTCAGCGCCCCGAGCATTGTCCACGGTCCGGGAAACCCGGGCGTATGCCTGGGCGAAGGCTTCCGCCTCGGCCATGGTTCCGGCCTCCCGGCGGGTGGGGAAGCCATAGTAGAGATACGTCGAGATGATCATTCAGGTCCTCCCTTATGTGGTTTTCTTGGTGAATCGGCCCCTGGCATCGCGCTGCGATGCCCCTTGTTTGTAGAACTTGGCTTCTAACCAATCGGCGGCAAAGGCGATGATGAGCCCGCATTCTGCGATCTGGTCAGGGGTGTAGCCTTCGGATCGCCAGATGCGCTGATAGTGGCGTTGCCACTCAATTAACGTGTGCCGATAGCATCCAATCTGGAGATGGGTATGGGTGCATGTGGTCACAAAATGACACGCCCCCTGTATTTGGAGCGGGGAGAACGCCCAGTCATCGCCGTAGACCTGGGCATCGCCGTAGACCCGGGCATTGCCGAAGACCCAGGCATCGCCGAAGACCTGGGCATCGCCGAAGACCACACCTTCTACCATCGCGGACTCGTCAACGTGGGCGGTGTTCTGGACCCAGCCCCCGCCCTTGGGGTGCTGGTGCCATTCCGACTCATTGACGGTGAGCCAAAAGAGATTGGCTTTTATCTGCTCGAAAGCGATAGCCATTGGGCCTCCTGGGGGTTCGTGGGCGGTTCGTCGGGGAAATAGCCCTTGATCGGGATGGGCGGGGGTTGGTTCTCGGGCGGAATTTCCAGCGGGCGCTGACCCTCGAACCAGGGGAAATAGGTCTGGGTGCCGGGCTGGGTGTTCATGGTTGGGCCTGCTCCTGGCGGCGGTCCTCCCTGCCCTGCTCAAAGGCAAAGCGGGACAGATCCGGACCGGCGAGGGTGACAGGGCCGGCGCCGTAGGTCTCGGCCAGGTAGCCAATGACCCAGGCGGCGGCAACCTGGGCGGGGGTCGGTTCGGCGGCCATGGTTAGTACACCGCCGTTCCGATGGATGAATACCAGCAGGCGATGTCCTGCCCGGGTTCCATCTTCGCTTTGGGGTAGATGTACAGGCTGGCGCCGCGCGGGTCGCTCTGATGGTAGGCGGCCAGGTCCGGGTGGGCCTCCAGAATCCGGGCCAGGCGACGCAGTGCCCCGGCCTCACGGTCGGCAACGGGAGACCGGCGCCGGATGGTGACCTGCTGGCGGGTGTACTGGTCCCAGCACCGGAAAGGCTTGCCGGTGGCCTCGTCGCGCTCGATGTCGCCGTTACACTCGACCTCATCCCAACGTGAAAGGGTCATGGCGATTCCGCGCAGGGCTTGGGCCTCGGTGGCGGTGAATCCCAGGCGGTACAGCCTGAACAGAACCTCTGCGGTTTCCTGCTTGCGGGTGGTCATGGCTGCCCCTGGATGGTGATGTTGTTTTGGGCCGCGTAGGTGATAGCGTCCTTGCGAGTGCTGAACCAGGGCTGAACCAGGTCTAACCCGGTCTCCGGGTCCACCAGGCGGTAAGCGTTGACGAACCAGCCCCGGCGGGTATTGAAATGCTCTTGCCGGTCTTTGACCAAGTGGGCGTGGATCTTGGGCGCGGTCATGGCTACATCCCCGCCATGGCGGCCTTGATGGTGGCCACGCTATAGGGCGCCCCGTCCGGGGTCTTGGCCTCCACCCGCTCCAGAAAGTACCGGGCGGCCTGGTCGCGGTTGTCGGTGCGCTTGATCGACTCCAGCGCCAGGTTGTACAGACCCTCGTCATTGTTGATCCACAAGGAAACGTTCCAGTGATTCCAGTTTTTGTGCCCGTTGTAAGGCTTGCTCATGGGCGATTCTCCGTGCGGTATCTGCCCCGCGTGGCTGTGTTTGTGCTTTGGTTTCTGGTATCAGATTAAATTATTTGCCGATCGAGTCAAGGGAAAATCAGATTATTTTTTTGACTGATCATTCCAAAAAATAAGACTGGGCGCGGGTGCGGTGATCTCGGCCAAGCTGCGATTGGCCAGGTCCACAAAGGCGCGGTGCGTGGCCTCGGCCAGCTCGCGGGCGCGGTGCCGGTCATGGGCCTGCAAGGTGATCAGGCGGACGTTGATGGGCGGGAAATGGCGCATGATGGCTCCTGGTGAGTTGGTCTAGCACTTGTGCGGGACCGGCGGCGGTGCGGCTGGTCCCGGGCCTGCACTAAACCGTGGCGCTGAACCAGCGGCGGCCCTTGCCGTTCGGGTCGCGACGCCATTCGATGATCGGGCACTGTTCCTGATCGGTCCGCCATCTGGCGACCCGCTTCCATTCAGAGTTACCCCGGAACTGGGCGGAGACCTTTCTGGCCTCCCCCATCGTGGTCCAGGTTGGCGGGGTCCGGATGGTGGTTTGATCGCCACTGGGCACGATTCCGTATGCGTAACGCATGGGCCCTCCGTTAAACGGGTGAAGGGACGCCCAAGTGGGCGGCCAGGTTGCGGATAGCCAGGATCTCAGGGCCGCCAGGCCGGGTGGCGCCACGAGACCAGCGGTTGACGGTGCGGGGGCTGACCGCCAGGGCGGCGGCCAGGGCCTCCCGGGCGCGGTTGGCCTCGCCATGATTGGCGGCGATGGCCAGGGCCAGCCAGGGGGCCGACATCGTGACGGGTGCGCTCATGGCTACAACTCCCCGGGCCGGCCGATGAGGGCCTGGGCACAGCAGGCTTTCGAACAGAACACATCGCCCATAAACTCATAGGCGCGTTCCCCGTTCTCAACGATGGCCCCGCACATAGGGCATTCGAATTCCTCCAGGATCCCGTGAACCCGATACGGGATGGGTTCATCGTGGTTAGTTGCGTTGGTCATGGTTCCCCCTCCTGATAATAGTATCGGTCAAGCTGTCCCCTTGGTCAAGGGGTAATTTAAATATTTCTGAAAAAATAATTCAGAAAATACCCCAGATCGCCCGACGTGGGGACTATAGGGGTAAACATTCCATCACTGTGTTGGCCTGGCGACCAATACAGTGTGGTCGGCACTGTGGTGGTGTGCTGTGGCAAGGCAAGGAACACTTGATGGGTTGAAATGTGCGCTCCTTCCCCCCGCCTCCCGTTCCAATTTCCGTGCGTGGATTTTATTTTTCTCGCAGCGCCGAAAATAATTCCATGGCCTGTGGGTACGTACGCGACAAGGGATCCGGCACATCTAGGTCATGGGGTGCCGCCGCTCCATGGGCCCTGCCCTACCCCATCTGGACCGGGCCCTATGGGGCACATGCCCTAACCCAGAGGGGGGTGGCCTGGGGAATCGCGTGGGGGTGGTGGTTGAAGTTAAGTACGCACCCAATTATGTCGAGCGCATTTTCGGTTTGAATTTTTATTTTTTTCTCAGTTCCGGAAGAAAATTAAATAAATTCATTCCCGAAGGGAATATCCAACATTGAATTGCGTAGCGCCGTCAGGCGCGAAGCGATTCAAGCGCAGCCCGAAGGGCGAGCATCAGTGAAGGCTTCTATAAGAATTATAAAGGGGGTTTTCGAGCTAAGTTGTAATTGTATGATTCCATTGGCTTCTTCGACATTCATCGAATGGTTTTTTGAGACAACAGGGGTTCATTGAAAAACTTAGCAAAGAGGCTTGACGTGTAGTTTTTGAAGACTACATTTAGGGGTGAATCGGGCGGACACCCGAACGTAAGTGGAGTTGGGCGTGGTCAAGAAGGTCAAGGTAAGCACTCTAAGGGTGTTGCTTGGTATCAGCAGCCAGGTTTCTAGGGAACTGCTCGGGTATCTCATCGACAAGATGAACTACCACAACGAGGTGGTGCTTGACGCGGCGGCCTACCAGGAGGAGGCGGGGATCGACCGGACGGCGCTCTGGAAGGCTCTGAAGCGGTTAGAAGACGATGGGTTGGTCCGGAGGGCGGCAAGCCCGAGTTGGAGCCGGCTCTACGTCAACCCGCACTTGGTCTACCCGAACTACCCGAACCCACGGACGATCACCTGGTGGAACTCGCCGGCCCCCCGGGTTGGCGGCCCTGAGCCGGATCCGATGAGCCATATGGCCCATAAGACCGAGTCGCTTCCGCGCCGGGTCAAGCATGTGATCGCCCACACTGACCTCCACCCCGAGGCACAGGGATGAACCTTACGCTGATCCGAACCAACGGCATGGGCGACGTGGCCATGGCCCTGTGCGCCGCCAAAGCCCTGCGCTCGGCCGGCATCACCGTCACCCTCCAGACCGACCCGCAGTACGCCCCCCTGGCCCGCGCCTGCCCCCATGTCGCCGCCGTCATCACCCAGCCCGGGTTCGTCACCGAGGGCGCCGTGGCCGACCTCCGCAACGCGGTCTACGGCATCCCGGACCGCCACCAGGTGGACGCCTACCTGGACCCGCTCCTGGGCCACGAAGTCCCGACCGCCGACAAGACCCTGGACCTGGCCGTCCCCGAGCTGGACTTCGGGTTCGACCCGGACCACAAGGTGGCCCTGCTCCACCCTTCCACCGGCGACCCGAACCGCACCTGGCCCATTGAACACTGGCGGGAGATCGCCACCTGGCTGTTGGGGCAGCGGTTCACCGTCGTCCAGGTCGGCTCGAACCGCCACGAGAAGGGGGTGGCGGACCTGGGCGTGGACGGGGTGCTGGACTACCGGGACCGCACCGACTTCCTGGAGTTCGTGGCCCTGTGCCGCCAGGCCGACCTGCTGGTGTCCTGCGACGGCGGGCCGATCCAACTGGCCGGGGCGTCCGCCATCGCCATCGTCGGGCTCTACACCGTGGTCCGGGGCCGCAACCGGGTGCCGTTCCGGGCACAGGGGCGGTTCCTGGCGGTGGAGTCGCCCTGCCCCCACTTCCCCTGCTACGAACGGATGCAACAACCAGGTTGGTCCCAGTACGCCATGCAGCGCATCCGCTCCGGCGCCGACGACACCTGCTCCCTGTTCAGGAACTGGTGCCCCGCCTTCGCCGGCCACCAATGCGACATCACCCCGACCATGGTCAAGGACGCCATCCAGGAGGCACTGTCATGAGGAATAATGAATTAAATAAATTTTCGGTAAAAATAAATAACACCAATAAGGCGCGAGGTAAGGCCAGGACCGCCAATCCGGTAAAACCGTGGCGAATCCCCGTAAGTATTTTTTCGGGTGTCATCGGAGGCATAATCCTGAAATTCGAAAGCAGGTGGCCGCGATGAACCGGATCGTCCGCAGCGTCAACATGCCCCTGCCGGTGTCCCTGCTGGTGGAGCTGGACCACGCCGGCATCCACGGGGTGACCGCCACCCGCTTGCGCCGATGGCTGGACCTGCCGCCCACTGATCAGACCCTGGTTTATGACACCTTGATGGCCCTGGCCCGCCAGGGAGTTGTTGAACACATTGGGAATTATTTCTGGATCAAAGAAAAATCATAAAATCTCATAGGAGAAGCCATGCCCTACGTCAATGATGAGGATATCGAGCGGGTCGAGCGGGTCATGAGCGAATCCCGGGATGCCTCGCAGCAAGCCCTAGGTCGGGTTGTTGACCTTCGCGCCCGTGTCGCGGAACTGGAGGCTCTGATCGCTGAGTCTGCCGCCCACGATTCCTGGCGCTGTGCCGCCTACCAGGAGTGCCATTGCGGCCTGGACGATGCCACCGACCGTCTGGGCCTTCTACGAATCCATTGCCCGCCGAAAGGATGATGCCCATGATCGCCCTTCCCGCCCGGCCTGTGCGCCGGACACCATCCCGGGTAATCCAGAACCTAGAGGTGCGACCGTCGCCCCCCCCTGGCTCTAAGGGTTGTGTCAACCCCGGTTCCCCAAGGGGCAGGGCCTGTTCTCCGGGCCCAGCATGGTGGGGGCGAAACTTTGCTTGCGCGTCTGCCCTAATCGGCATATTTTTTAGACTGAACGGAGGATGGCATGGCGATGAGACGGGAGTCCGATGTCCCGGGCACAGAATGGAACCCCCTTGCCCCGGAGAAGGCCACCTTGCTGACGGCCGTGCCGGCCGCTGAACTGCGCTCCCTGCGAAAAGAACGGGACGATCTGCGCTCGGAAAATGCTATCCTGCGCTCCGAACTGTCCCATCTCCGAAACCTCGCCTCCCTGCCGCCCGTGGGCGGGGATGACGACGGTTTCTCGGTGGGTCCGTGCTGATCGGGAGCCTCCGTGAAAGTCCAATTCGACACCAGAAGGTGGACGACCATGTTGTCGGAATTTAAGCCGTCCGAGGTGGTCAGCCTGTTGGCCATGTCCCTGGTGGCCGAGGGCAAGCCGGAACGGATCGAGTTCCGCACCGAAGACCTCTGCCGGATCTCCGGACTGACCCGGATGACCTTCCAGAAGAACCTGCACGACCTGGCCAAGCGCGGGGTGCTGCGGATCCTGGAGTGTAAGTCGGGCGCGTCCGGAACCACCGTCGTCAGCATCCCCAAAGCCTGGATCACCGTAGCGGAGGACTGAGCATGGGCAACGCCTTTCGAGTCTGGTGCGACGAGCACGACTACAGCCAGTGCAAGGACCGGTTCGGCTACCACCCGGGCCCCTGCGCTGGCCGGCCCTGCACCGCCGACGGCTTCCTGATGCCGATTGAACTGGTCCGCGTATTCGAGCACGACCGCCTTCCGAGGATCCTCCATGGCACCCGATAACATCGCCCCCCTGAACCCGGCCCCGGGACCTCCGGTCGGCAACCTCCAGATCCACGATGCGCTCAAGTGGGTCAAGGACATGGACGCCATCGGCAACCCCCACGCCAAGGTGATCAACCACCTGCTGCCCCTGACCTTGATCGAGAACCAGCAGATCAAGGCCACCCTGATGCTGCGCCTGGCCCCACTGATGCGGACCACTATCGGCGCCCGGGTCGCCAAGGTGGACATCATGGCCGCCCTGGACCCGATCCGGGAACTGCTCGGGGGGCCGCCCCATGCCCAGGCCGGCCCGCCGCCCGCCCCGGACCAGCCCCTGGTGTCGTGATGCGCGGACGCCCCCCAGCCACCCCGGACCCCACCGCCCCGCCGGACACCGTGCCGGTGGTGGGCCGGATGCCCCTGACCCTCATGGACGCCATGGGCCACTACTTCGCCTCCAACCCCTGCATCGGCCAGGGCGACCTGCGGGCGGCCATCACCCTGGAAGCCCTCCAGCGCACCGAGACCCAGGACTACTGGATCGTCAACCGCAAGCAGCTTTCCCGGGCCGACGTGATGGAACTGATGCTGGACATGGTGGCGTCCGGCTACTCCATCCCGGCCCTGCTGGCCGTGCCCGGGATGCCCAAGGCCCGCACGGTCATGAACTGGATCTCGGACTACAAGACCTTTGCCGACCTGATGGAGACCGCCGAGAAGATGCGGGCCATCATCCTGGCGGAACAGGCGCTTGAGATCGTGGACGAGCCGGACCCGTCCGGGAAGCAGACCTTCCACCAGAAGACCCGGGCCGACCTGCGGATCCGCATGGCCGAGTCCATGTACGCCAAGAAGTACGGCAAGAAGCAGACCGTGGATGTGACCCACCACGACGACCTGACCGGGCCGGAGGTGTGGTCCCGGCTCCAGTCGGTGCTGACGGTCCACCAGGCACTGATCGAGGAGAAGACCGGCATCAAGATCCTGCTTCCGGCCCAGGGGGTGGCGGTGGTGGATGCGGAGGTGGAGATGCCCACCGACGACATCCCCACCCTGGGGATGCAGGGCGATGCCAACCCCAGCGATGACTGGAATTCGGACTTGAGGTTCTAGGGAGGAACCATGAACATCGTGGAGGAGAAGCGCATCGGGCGGTTCACCATCGGTGAGGAGATTCTTCGGGCGCACCCAGAGGTGGCCCTGCTGGCCCTGGAGAAGTGCCTGGTGACCCGGGCTGAGTTCATCTTCACCACCCGGGGCGTGGAGTATCTGGCTTTCAGCGAAGCCTTCGACCCGGCGGACGACTCCTGCCAGCCACCGTTCTACACCCCCATGGTGATGAACCACTGGGACGAGGAGACCGCCACCAACACCGTGACCTTCGAGGGGTTCCAGAAAGTGGGGTAGCCATGCCGATCTACGCCTATCGATGTACCGAATGCACCCACCGGGACGAGGTGATCCGCCCGACCCACCAGATGGACGAGGGCCTGGAGTGCTCGGCCTGCGGCGGCCCCATGGAGCGCATCCCCTTCCCTGGCGGCAGTTTCCGCATGAATACTCCAGATGCTGTCTTGGGAGGTTGACCGTCATAACGAGCAAACCCGACGACGAACGAGGCCCGTGGTGCGCGGAGAAAGCCGAATGTGAGTGGTGCCACCACGCATGGGCGGCCGTCCACCCCGCAGCCGAACGGTTGGAATGCCCAAGGTGTGGCCACTACTCCAAGTCCCGTGCCACCGAGGAGCGAGACGAATGGCTCCGAAAGGCGCTGCAATGATCCCATCCCCTGCCCGTCGTCCGGCGCGGACTGGCCATGACCCGGCCGGAAGCGGGGATCGTGCCGTGGATACGAAACCACGGCTTTGGGGAGGGTTACCAGGCGCAAGCCGGGCCCTCCCCGAGACTGAACCTTCACTGGAGCGACCATGAAGTGGACCGACGAACAACGCGGGGAAATCATCAACCATGCCATGGACCTGGCCGCCAACGTGGACCGGTTCCGGCAGGTGCTGATCCTGACCATGACCCAGGAAGGAACCATGAATGTGGTGCAGAAACGTACCGACGATGCCACCCCGATGGAAACCCTGGGGATGTACCGCCTGATGGCCTGTGACTCCGAGGAACAACTGGTGGCCTGCTGGAAGGACAACGACCGGCCCATGAGCGAGGACGAGGAATGAGTCTGCGCGGCGATGCCCAGGTGCTGCACCCGTCCGGGGAAAGCACCGCCATCCCCCACCTGCATCCCGGCGACCCGGTGCTGGCCTACGACTTCCGCGATCACGACTTCCGCACCGCCCATGTGCTGACCTCCTTCGACGCCGGCATCCGCATGGTCCACCGGTTCCGCCACGACTTCGGCATCCTGGAATGCACCCTGGCCCACAAGGTCTGTGTCCTGTGCGAGAACGGCAAGCAGGAATTCATCCGGGCCCGCCGGGCGGCCCAGGACCAGCGCCCGGTGGTGGTCCGCACTCCCAGGGGGGCTCCGGCCTTCGCCCTGCTGGAATACATGGGCGAGATCATGGAGGAGCCCATCTGGGGCATCACCATCGACCACCCCGACCACGCCTTTATTTGCGACAACATCGCAATAAGTGAAGGGTGATCGGCTCAAAAAATTGACGGATGACTAAAAAGTAGACACCCTTGGGACGGGGGATGCCCCCAAACCCAGGGGTGTTTTCATGGCAAGACACGACGGCTTGGAAGGGCTGGTCACCGGATTACGACTGGCGGAGGCCGGCATCCAGCAGGAAGCCGAGATGGCCTTCCTGACCGACATGGCCTTTCCGAACGGGATCTACGAACCGCAGTTGGAATTTTTCAATTCCTTCAAGCATATCAAGGGAATTTTCGGAGCGAACCAATGTGTAGGTGGTGAGCAGGAGATCTGGGACCCGGTGGCCAAGTGTTCGAGGCGGGTTGACGAGATCGACGGTGACTTCTTCGTGGAGTCATGGGACGGCCATGAGGTGGTGATCTCGAGGGCTCATCGGCCGTTCAAGAAATGCCTCGAGGACCTCTACCGGGTTACCTTCGATGACGGAACCCAGATCATTTGCTCGAGGGGTCACCGGATCCTGACCCCTTCCGGGTGGCAGCCCACCTCCGCTTTACTCCAAGACGGATCGCCTGTTTCCCGGCTTCGCTCCACTTTGGGCAGCGACCCGTCAGTTCGTCCTCAAGGTGGAGAGCATTGGATGTGTAAAGCTCGAGGTTCTCGAGCCGATTATCCTGCTTCTCCCCGTTCTTGTGATGGACAACCTCGAGAGGATCAAGCATCCGCCCAAGGTGCTCGGACATCACCAGTCGATGCTCAGGGACGTAGATGGGGGGCATCTTCCCACGCTTCCGTGCCATCGGATGGTTCAACCGGTAGACCAGCACGTAGCCGTGCTTGTCCAGGATCCGGCCGCCTTCCCATTTCGGGTGCCCTTCCCCTGCTCGAGGACCTGTCCGTTGGGTCCGAATCCCATGTTTTGCACAAACCTTTGACACCGTCTGGTGGTGGGTGCCAAGTTTTCGAGCAACCTGATCCATCGTCCAGCCATCAACTTCCACCCACAGCCGGATCTGATCGACTGGCCAGTCTCGGGGGGGCCGTCCCTTGCCCTTCAAGAGAATCCCATTCCGGACCAGAACCTTCTGCATGGTGGACAGGGGCACCCCCATCTCTCGAGAAATCTGGTGCAGATTCCACCCTTCAACCTCCACCCAACGGCGAATCTGGTCCACGGGCCAGTCTCGAGATTGACGACCTTTGTGCTTGTTCGGCATATTACGCTCCAAACCAAAGCGTAAGGCGCATTGATTGGCTCCGCAAGGGGCAGGTGTGGGACTTTGAAGTGGAGGGGACCCACAACTACTTCATTGGGACGGTGCTCAATCACAACTCGGGCAAGAGCCATGCCGCCGCTGTGCAACTGGCGTGGGACGCCACCGGGCTCTACCCGGACTGGTACAAGGGCCCGAAAACCTCGCGGGGCATCAACGCCTGGGTGGTCGGTGACACGACCGAGAACGTGCGTGACGCCCCCCAGCGCAAACTGTTCGGGCCCGACAAGAACCGCCCGGGGTGGACCGACAAGCCGGGGCGCGAGGCCCTGATCCACCACAAGTACATCATGGGCAAACCGTCCATGAAGTCGGTGGCCGGCGCCATCGACACTGTCTGGGTCAAGCACGTCCCGTCCGACACCACCAGCGTCATCTCGTTCAAGACCCACGGCATGGACCAACAGGCCCTGGCCTCCTGGACTGGCGACCGGGTGTGGGTGGATGAGGAGTGCCCGAAGGAGATCATGGACGAGCTGATCGCCCGCATCTCGGTCAACAATGGCTTCATCTACTACGCCCTGTGCCCGCAGCACGGCATCACCCCGCTGGTGAAGTGGATCCGCGACAATGCCGGCGGCCCCCATGTCCTGCGCGTCTACCTGAGCTACGACGACGCCAAGCACCTGGACCCAGAGGTGAAGGCGCGGAACCGGGCCCTGTGGGCGTCCGACCCGGCCATGCTGGCGGCCCGTTCCGAGGGCCGGGAGACCAGCAACTCCGGCCTGATCTTCCCGTTCCCGCTGGACTCGGTGCTCTACGACCCGCGCAAGATCGCCATCAGTCCCCACTGGCGCTACCTGGGTGGGCTGGACGTGGGCTGGCGCCACCCGACCGCCGCCACCGCCGCCGCCTGGGATCCCCTCTCCGACGTGGTCTACGTCTACGCCTCGTACGAGCAGGCGGAGAAGGACTATGAATACCACTACCGGAACCTCCAGAAGTGGGGCCCATCGATGTCGTTCATGATCGATCCGGCCTCGGACCAGGCGTCCCAGGCGGACGGCACCAAGATCCTGGAGAAGTACTGGGACCTGGCCCACGGCCCGAACTGGGACGAGATCGAGGAGGAGAAGCGCAAATTCATCAAGGCCAACAACTCCTTCCCGACCGGGATGGACACCATGTGGCACCGGTTCCAGACCCAGCGCCTGCTGATCAGCCAGAACCTGAAAACCCTGCACGACCAGTACAGCGGCTACGAGTGGAACAAGGACGGCGACGGGCCCATGCGTGAGACCCCGATCCGGCGCTACGACGTGATCACCAGCCTGCGCTACCTGACCATGGGCCTGGCCGACTACGCCCACCGCCTGGACGCCGTGCCGCCCTGGCAGGAAACGGAATGGCAGGAACCGGTGGAGGAACACCCCTGGGTGCCGTACCGGGCCGGGCGCAATTCCGACTAGTTGGGTAAACCTATTTGATCAGAAGAAAAATTTGACCGATGACTAAAAAGTACACACTCTGAAAGTGTCAAGGGGCCAAGCGTCCCATCTCCAGGGAGAAGCGATGCCGGGTCTGAATTCGATGGCGCCCGCCCGATTGCCGGTGATCGCACCGGGGTTGGGAGAATTCACGGCGCCGTTCTACGGACCAAACAGCAAGCCCCCGGAAGACCCGTCGATAGGCGAGGAACCTCAACAGGATGCCCCCGAGGTGGACGCGGTCAAGCGTCTGATCGGCCAGTTCAACGCCGAGATCGACCTGGCCGACTGGGGCCGGCGCGAGAAGGAAAAAGCCTGGATCAAGGTGGAGAAGTACCTGGCCGGCAAGGATGTGAACCCGCCCCCGGCCGGCTACACCGAAAGCACCTTCTTCTACCGGCGCCTGCCGCGCATCACCCAGATCGGCAAGGCCAAACTGTTCAAGCACGTCTGCCCAATCCACGGGCGGCCCTGGGATATCCAGCCCTCCCCCCGGCACAAGCGCGGGGAATCCTCCGAGGAGGAGAAGGCCAAGGTGGCGGCCCTCAAGGAGGAGATCGAGGACATCCAGGAGGCCATGGACAACGAAAACAACCTGGACGACATGTGCGAGTACATGTCGAACCTGGGTTGCGCGGTGGCCTACGGCCCCATCCGCATCTCCCAGCCCCGCCTGCGCTGGCAGGACGGCAACGAGACCGTGGAGTCCGCCGATGACCGCAAGCCGATGTGGGAAATCTACGACCCCAAGCGGGTCTACCCGGACCCGAACGCCAAGAAACCCCAGTCCCTCGAATACGTCCACTTCCACAACATCTTCTCCCGGCACCAGATCCGGGCGCTCCAAGAGGACCCGTCCTTCATCAAGTCCGAACTGGCCGGACTGCTGGAGGATTTGGGTGAGCACGGGAACTGGGCCCAGAACCTCAAGCGTTGGGAGTTGGTTCCCCAGCCCACCAACGTCAGCGGTGGAGCCATGTCTGGCTACTGTGTGTGGATGCGGATTGGAGTCCTGACCGCAGACGCGCTGGAGACCCTGGGCCAGAAGTTCCCGGACAACGATGACCTGAAGGGGCTCGATGACGACGAGAAGAAGGCCCTGACCGACCAGATCTGGGAGATCTGGTTCTGCGACAAGCGGGTGCTCAAGGTGGCCAAGCGCACCTTCCAGCCGACCAAGATCCCGGTCTACTTCATCCCGTTCCGCCGCGACCCGTGCTCGATCTTCGGGGTGGGGGCCGGCGAGTCGGCGCTGGAATGTGTCGAGATGCTGACCAACATCACCCGCAGCATCGATGACGCCCTGACCGACACCAGCGGCTTCCAGGTGGCCATCGACGCCGGCATGGTGGAGAACAAGGATCTCACCATCCAGGGGCGCAAGACCTGGATCTATCGGCGCAAGGGGCGCAAGGACGACACCGCCAACCACAAGCCTGTGGACTTCTTCACCGTGCCGAGCAACCTGGACCAACTCCTGGCGACCTTCAAGACCTTCGAGAGCATGGTCCCGATTTGCACCGGGTTCCTGGAGATGGCGAACGGCCAGGACATGGGCTCCGGGGTTCGCACCGATTCGATGATGAACCAGCTTTGGGACAGCTTGGAGGAGTTTATCAAGGACGTGGTCGGCAACTTCGACCGCTACTTCTGGAAGCCGTTCCTGCGCGACTGCAAGGCATGGATCCTGGAGTACTACGAGAACCCCGAAAAGTTCCAGGTCGAAGCCGATCTCCAGGTCCACGGAGTGCGCGGCGCCCTGCGCCGGGAGATCGTCGGGCGCAAGGCCAAGGATTTCTTCAGGGACATCCACCAGTTCGGCCTGCCCGGATGGATGGACGAGATCGGGTTCCTGGAGATCATTTCGGAAGGCATGGGCATCGAGTCGGAGAAGGCGGTCCTGACGGCCCAGCAACACACCGAGAAGATGGCCCTGGAAGCCAAGAAGAAGGAAGTGATGGAGGAAGCCGGCCAGTCGCCGGGGGCCAAGTTCAAGGCCCAGTCGTCCAAGGACGACGCCCTCCTGGAGATGTTCAAACAGGGCATGGCCATCGCCAAGAACGGGGTCCCGCCGCCCTTCCTCATCCCGGTCACCGAGAAGGTGGCCAAGCGGTTCGGGGAATGGGACGACAAGATGGCCGTCTCGTTCGCCATCTGGGCCAAGATGCTGGCCCAGCAGTATCAGGCCATGGGCGTGGCGGATGCCCAGGAGACGGCGGTGCTGGAAGCCCCGGCCCCGGCCACCAATCCCGGCGAGGTGTCCCCGGACGCCAAGGCCCAGCAACCCCAGCCAGGCGCCCCGCCGCCACCCATGGGAGGCATGTGATGGCCCCGGCTCCCGAAGACATGGCCCAAGCCACCCGGCAAGCCCTGGTGGAGGACTTCATCAGCAAGTACGGCCTGGACCCCGGCGAAGCGGCCGTGATGTTCCGGGACGCGCCGGCCTTCCACCGGCTGCTGGAGCACATGTACCTGGAAACCATGGAAGAACTGCGCGAGTGCGACATCGCCCGGGACGGCCAGCGCATCCAGGGCACCGCCCAGGTGCTCTACACGCTGCTGTCCATCCCTGGGGAGATCTTGGAAATGAAGCAGTGAATTTGCCCCCACCATGGGTCGCCGGCATAGCGCCGGTCCCCGAGGGCCAGGAGCACACATGAGCAAGGTTTTCAAACCAGTGGAGCAGCCCAACGACAAGGCCACCCTTGACTTCCTCAAGTCGCAAGGCATCACCTTCGACGCTCAGGGGAACCCCGTTGGCAACCCGTTCCAGGGCCAGGATGCCCCGTCCCAGGTTCCCGTCGTGGATGACGGCACCGAAGGCGAGCTGCCGGCGCCCGTGAAGGACCCCTTCGACCGGCTCGAAGACGACGACCTGAACCCCGAACCCCTTCCTGGCGACCTGCCAGCAGAGGACGAGGGCGACGCGACCGGCGACACCGACCCGAAGGCGAAAGGGCTGGAGAAGCGCGAAGCCGATGCCCGGGAGGCCCAGCGACAGTTGGGCAAGATGGAAGCGCGGCTGAAGGCGGAGAATCTGGCGCTGGACCAGAAACTGGCCGACATCGACCAGAAGCTCCAGCAGATGGCCGCCCTGCAAGCGACCGTGGGTGTCCTGCCCGACGACCTCGACCCGGCCTCGGCCGAAGTCCTGGCCGACTGGAAGGAGAACCAGACGGAAGCCGTCCAGGTCATGCAGGCCATCGTCGCCCCGCTCTACAAGATGGTCTCCAGCCTGCGCGAGCAGACCCAGGGGATCACCCAGCGGCTGGGTGAGTATTTCGCCAAGACGCGCCGTGAGGAAGTCGAAAAAGGCATCTACGCCGTGGTCCCCAAGGCCAAGGTGGACGCCCTGATGCAGGACCCGACCTTCCTGGACTGGATGGGCGCCCGCCCCCCGGTCAAGCGAAGGATGTACGTGGACGTGTTGCAGAACACCAGCAACTACACGCCCGAGGACGCCCTGGAAATCCTCCGGGAGTTCTCCCGCGACGCCAACGTGGACCTGGGCCTGAACGGTGGCACCGCCCCGGCCGCCCCGCGCCGGATGCCCACCTCCCCCTCGCTTCGCAGCGGCGGGGCCCTCCCCGAGCCTTCCCGTGAGCCGCAGCGGCCCCCGAGCGAAAGGCTCACCCCGCTTTCCCAGGCCGAACTGGATCCGGACTACGTCCGGGAAAAGTTGGCCGGCGGGGACCCAACCTACCTGAAACGACTCGAACTGACCCTTCCAGGCACCGATTTTTCCGCCTGGCACAGCGGCAAGACTTTCTAAGTCCGTCCGCGCCGGGGTCGGCTCCTCACAGATGAAAGGAATTCATCATGGCTATCGGTCGCACCGTCCCCACCGCCAACACCGGCATTCCCGCCGCGTCCCAGGCCCTCCTGATCGAGAACATCGTGGAAGGGCTGGCCATGGATGTCATGCGCCGGGAATCGTTCCTGGGCAAGATCTCCAACACCGAGGCGCTGAAGAAGTTGGAGAACTTCGGTGACCAGATCACCTTCCGCGTCCTCAACCCGCCCACCGTGTCGCCCTACACCGTCAACATGGACATCGTCCCGGAGACCGTGACCGGCAACAACTTCGCCATCACCGTGGACAACGCCTTCTACGCGTACCCCACCATCGACCCGATCGACATCAAGGAGATCAACCTTCCCCTGGTGTCCAACCTGGCCCGGATGATGGCCGACGCCCACGCCGAGAACGAGTACCTCACCGTCATCGCCGGCCTGATCACCACCATCTACGGCGCCAGCACCATGTCCTACGAGGGCCAGACCCCCGGGACCGTGGCCTACAACCCGACCGTGCCGACCTTTGTGTCCAGCACCAGCAAGACCAACGCGGCCGAGTACATCATCCACCAGTTCCTGGCCGCCCGGAAGGCGTACAACCAGATGGCCATCCCGCGCAAGGGCCGCTACGCCATCGTCAACAGCGACGTGGAAATGATCCTGATGATGTGCGACCAGTTCACCTACCAGATCAACGGCGAGCAGAACAAGAAGGCCATCGAGGACGGCGACTTCGGCATCCGCGTGGCCGGCTTCGACATCATCGTGTCGGACGCCATCCCGACCGGGCCCTACGGCGGCCAGACCAACATCGCCCAGTGCATCCTGGGCCACCAGAACGGCCTCGGCTTCATCCGCCAGCTCATGGAGACCGAGATCGGCTTCAAGATGCAGACCAAGTTCAGCCGTGGTATGCGCCAGCTTGACGTGTTTGGGTTCGGCCTGTCCGACTCCCGCTACATGGGCGCCATGCCCTTGAAGGTCGCGTAGCAGCCCACCCGGCGGTCCCCGGGGGTGGCAAGTGTCACGCCCCGGGCCCGCCCTTTTTTGAGGTGTCTCTGATGCCCCTGATGATCGGCAACAAAGGAATGCAGAAAGACTACATCGAGGACGCCCGGCAGACCATCGCCATCGTCTTCGACAACGGCAACCCGCCCCTCCGGCGCTCCGACTACCCGATGGAGCAGGTGGGACTGGACGGCCGGCCCAAGCCATGGATCTGGCACCGCATGGTCATGCGAGTGGCCAAGAACCCCCAGGAGGGTGGCCGCCTGATCAAGGAGAACACCCCCGAGGGCCGGGCGTTCCTGGCCGGCGTGACCTTCGGGGAGATCACCCAGGAATATCTGATGGGTCTCAACGAGGATGACCTGGCCACCATCGCCAAGCGGTTCGGCGTCAAGCCGTCCGCCAAGGCCAAGGTCACCATCCTGGGGATCCTGAAAGCCAAGGAGGAAGGCGTCCAGATGGCCGCCGCCAGCGGGGAGTAACACCATGATCCGGTACGACCAGATCCGAGACCGCATCGAATCCATGCGGAGCGACAAGAAGGGACGGGACGGGCAACTCGCATTCCAGATCGGGGCGCGACGGCTGGCTTCCGAAACCCTGGCGCTCCAGGAGATCGTGATCTTCACCCTGCCGGCCGGGGCTTTGGCGGTGGAGCCCTATTCCCAGCCGGGCGCCATCTCCACCGACCTGGTGGCGGACGACGGTTCCATCACGACCGTCGATACCTCCACCTGGGAGGGTTCCGATTCATCCCAGGCCAGGGAGTCGCTCTACATCTTCCAGGCTGAATACCAGGACCCGGTGACCGGCCAATGGTCCAAGTTGGTGCCCTACAACCAGCAGGCGCTGGAATCGGTAGGCCACCACCTGGTTCCATCCGATGGCGTCATGCGGGCCTTCACCTCGGATCACGGCCGTTTCCGGCCCAACCGACCACCCATGGTGGACACCCAGATCCGGGCCAAAGTCGCGTACCAACCCACTGGCGACTTTGACGGAGTCCACTTCAGCCACGAGTTCGAGGACGCCCTGGTGGAAGGCGCCCTCGCTCACTTCTACCGCCTCCCCGGGCCGGGCCGAGATCCCAATGCGGCGGCCGACTCGGAGAACGCGTTCCTGTCCATCGCCGCCGGCCTGCGTGGCATCACGCTGATCGGTGACATGGGCTACCACCGGGGATCGACGCACCCGAAGCGGGCGCAGCGTTGGACCCGGTTCATGAGCAACGATACCTTGGGGTACTGATCATGGCCCACCGCCGCAACATCCTGGTGATCTCCCATTTTGGAGTGAGCGGCGAACTGTGCCACCGGTTCCTGGGGGAAGGCAACCCGGTCAAGTTCTACATCAAGGACCCGCACAGCCGGGACATCAACGACGGGCTGATTACCAAGGTCAACGCCTGGGAACCCCACGTCGCCTGGGCCGACCTGATCATCTTCGATGACGCCACCTTCGGCAAGGTGGCCGATGGCCTGCGCCAGATGGGCAAGGCGGTGGTGGGGCCATGCCCCTACTCCGACCGGCTGGAGATGGACCGGGGCTTCGGCGCCGAGGAGATGAAGAAGGCCGGCATGACCGTCCTGCCCGACTGGAATTTCCGCAGCATCAAGGACGCCGTGGCGTTTGTCCAGAAGAACCCCGGCCGCTACGTGATCAAGCCGAGCGGCAAGGCCCAGGACGAGAAGGCCCTGACCTACGTGGGCAAGAGCGAGGACGGCTCCGACATCGTCGCCATGCTGGAGAACTACCAGAAGAAGTGGGGTTCCAAGATCCACGAGATCCAGGTGCAGACCTTCGCCAAAGGGGTGGAGGTGGCCGTGGGCGCCTGGTTCAACGGCAAGGAAGCGATCTCGCCGTGCTTCGTCAACTTCGAATACAAGAAGATGATGAACAACGACCTGGGCCCCAACACCGGAGAGATGGGGACCACGGGCTTCTGGACCGACCATTGCCGGCTCTACGACGAGACCCTGGGCAAGATGGTCGCGGCGGTGCGGGCGTCTGGCTACAGCGGCTACCTGGACATCAACTGCATCGCCACCAAGGACGCGGTCTACCCCCTGGAGTTCACGCCCAGGTTCGGGGTGCCGACCATCTGGCTCCAGATGGAGGGGATCAAGAGCCCGCTCGGGGACTTCTTCGATGCCCTGGGCAGCGGCAAGAAGTTCCGCTTGGACACCGAAAGCGGGGTGCAGATATGCGTGGTGATCGCCACCGCGCCCTTCCCCTACGAGGACCCGGAATCGTTCAAGAAATATTCCGCCGACAAGGAACTGGAGTTCAAGGATCCGAGCCTGGGCGGCATCTACCTGGCCGATGTGAAGAAGATCGACAACCGCTACATGCTGGCCGGCAACAGCGGCTATGCCTGCGTCTGCGTCGGCAAGGGGATGACCTACGAGGAAGCCAAGGACGACGTGTACCAGAAGGTGAAGTCGGTGTCCCTGGCGGACGCATTCTACCGCACCGACATCGGCCACAAGTGGCACAAGGACCGTGACCTGCTTTCCGCCTGGGGCTGGCTGTGACCGCCCTCTCGGACCTCCGCCTGGCGACCCGGGAACTGGTCGGGGGCATGGCCTTCGACCTGACCTTCTGGCCAGGCGGGTCCTGGGACTGGACCGATGCGGCCCTGAACTGGGGCGCGGGTCAGGTGGCCAAACTGCTGGGGCTCACCTACGTCACGGCCCCGGCCACGGTCACCAGTAAGAAGGCGCCCATCCCGGCGGATGCGGTGTCGGTCGTGAACTGTATAGGCGGGAGGCTCGGCATGGGCAAGGTGCTGATGGAATCCACGTTCCAGACCGAGGACATGAAGAACCCGAACTGGCGTTCGCGCCAGGGCGAACCGTCGGTCTGGATCCAGCAGGACGGGGCGACCATCCTGCTCAACGGCGACCCTTCGACCGGGGCCATCCTGGTCGGCTACATCCAGATCCCGACCCCGATGGTGGAACCGGCCGATGAGCCGGACCCGCGCATCCCTCCCGAGTTCCACCAGCACCTTCGCTATGCGGCGGCGGCCTACCTCTACCAGATTTCCACCAAGGTCAAGAACCTGGAGATGGCCTCCAAGATGTTCGCCATCTTCACCACCGAACTGGGCCTGGGACCCCTGCCCCTGGCGCAGATATCCGTGCAGCGATGAACTACGCGCAGATCAAGAACGACCTCGCCACCCTCCTGGGCACCCTGGGCCCGGCGAACCTCGCCTTCACCCAGGACCAGGTCGATGCGGCCGTCCAGTGGGCCCAGGAACAGGCGGCGCGACTGGTGGGGTTGACCTACACCGAACCGAACCTGCCGACCATCGACGTGACCGGTCCCTGGGGTGAGGCCATGAAGGGCGTTACCATCCCCATGGACGCCATCAAGGTGCTGCGCTGCGAGATCGGGGTGTATGTCCCGCCCCCCTACCTTGGGGGAGGCGGCTACTTCATCACCACCCTGACCCCTGGTGGCGGCTATTCCGGCGTGGCGGTCGATGCCGCCGGGAATGTCTACCTGGGGGAGAACAACAGTGGGGATGTTTACAACACCCTCTGGCGGCGGGACCGGCTCGGCGGGATGGCCAACGTGCTGGCCGACAAGACCTCCCAGATCCAATCCATCAGTGGCGGGGACACCAAGTTCAACGATGTCTGCATTGATGCCGGCGGGAACCTGTTCTTCATCGACTGGCAGTACGTTTGGAAACTGGATCCATCCGGGGTGCTCACCACCGTCGCGGACGTGGGGGACTACTCGGGTGGGAACGGTGAGTCGGATGCCAAGTCCATCACCATTGACCCTGAGACGGGAGACTTGTTCGTCTACCGGTACCGCAGCGGCAATCATCGGGACATCCTCAAGGTGACTCAGGCTGGGGTGATTTCCCCCCTGGTGACCGACATCACCCTACTGGATGCGACCTTCTACCAGAGTGGCGGGATGATCCAGGTTGGCTCCGACCGCCTGCTCTACTACCTGCTGACCGCGTCGGCCGAGGGTGGGGATTGCGCGAGTACCCTGGAATCTTTCGACCTGACCACCGGAACGCTGGTGGCTACGGTCGATCTGGGGCAGAACGCCCTGGCTCTCAACTTCGCCCTCCAGCCGGATGGGTCGTTCTGGGCTCAGAACGACCGCAGTTCCAGCCCCACCTATGGACTGAACCAGCAAGCCGCAGACGGCACGGTCCAGGACACCTTCCAGAAGATCACCGTGTGGAACACCGCCACAACCCCAGTGGATGGCTATGCCGCCGGCACCGGCCGGTCGTCCGGGCTCAACTCCATCAAGTTCGGGATGGCCACGGTGGGCGGGGCCACCTACCTGATCGAACAATGGGCCAACGAAAACAAGGAATGGGCACGGAAGATCGAGTCCATCCCGGCCTTCCACTTCCGCATCGACACCCTGGCCCTGGCCAACACCCCGGATGAGAAGACGGCGCCCTACAACTTCGCCGGCCTGGCCATGGACCTGGACGAGAATTTCTACACTGGGGACACCAGCAACGGCTACATCGTCTGGAAGGTCACCCCTGCGGGAGTGATCTCGAACATTGCCGGGGATCCCAACACCAACCCCCTGAGCTACGTCATGGACATCTGCACCAACGGTTCGGCCGTGTTCTTCGTGGACTGGCATTACCTATGGCGGATCGACTTCAACAACCTGGGCAAGGATGTCCAGGTGGCCGACATCAATGGCTATGCCGGCGGTGCGGGGGTCTCCACCCCGGCCGTCAATGTGGCCATCGATCCAATCAGCGGGGACCTGTTCGTCGCCCGGTGGGCTTCGGCAACCCGGCAGGACATCCTGCGCGTTACCCAGGCTGGTGCCATCTCGGTGTTCTGCTCCAGCCTTTCGGTGCTGGTCGGTGGGGACGCCCCGAACCAGTCCCTGCGGGTGGTCAACGGGGTCCTCTACTATGTGGCCACGGATGGTGCGGGCACCAGCCGGATCGTCGCCTTCGACCTCGCCACCAAGGCAGTGCTCTACCAGCACCCCTTCCCGAATGCGTCCTTCAACAACGCCATGGCCTTCGTCCCGGGAGTCGGTGGCTGGTCCACGGATGCCAACCCGGCCAGTGCTGACTATGGTCTCAACTTCTACGATGCCTCCCTGGCCGTGATCCCGGATACCGCCGGAGTTCTCCCGCGCTTCGCCATCGGAACATCCCCGGTGGACGGGCTGACGGGAACAGGCAAGGCGTCCGCTTCCCTGGTTTCCCTCCTGCAAGGCCCGGACGGGAACACGCACCTGATCGAGAACTATGATCCGACCTTCGCCACTGACTTCGTGATTCGCACGATCACCCGAGTTCCTTCTGGGAGTCCGTCATGACCAGCATTCTCTACGGGAACACCTGGGTGGGCGATTCGGAGCCTGCCACCCCCGTCTGGGCCGGCCAGGAATGGGTGCAGCCGACCGCCGGCACCATCTCCCGGCGCAACTCCTCCAACACCGCCTGGGTGCCGACCGGCTCGATCAACGCCCAGACGGCGGTGCAGAAGTCCGGCGACACCATGACCGGACCCCTGCTGGACGTGCCCAACCTGGCGCCCATCGACTCGCCCGACTTCCAGAACACCGCCCAACTGGGGGGGCTCAACCTGGCCACCATGCTGTCCCTGTCCCAACTTCGCCGGGGTCTCCTGTCCTACATCGATGATTCGGTGCGGACCCAGTTTCTGTCCCAGACCAAGCTATCCGGGACCGCCGCCGACATCGCGGCCAGCTTCCAGGTGCTGTCCTTCCCCATCGATACCTGGGTAGACGCCGACCATGTGAACGGGGTGGTGGCGTCGTTCCCGGTGTTCCAGTCCGACAAGGTTCAGGCAACCGAGGGGCAGATCCTGGCCTGGGGCTATGCGCCCGTGGATTCCCTCGGGCAGGCCGGGAGTTCCTTTGTCCGTATCACCTCGACTGGACTGATGAAGGTCAAGGTGACCTGGAGCGGGTTCACGGACAACTGGAATTTTGGCGTAGGCGTCTGGTGCCTGGCGGTGAGGTAGCCCATGAAATCGTTCCGGTTCAGCTTCGCGGGTGGCATTGATGCGGTGACCGACCTCGCCCTGGGCGACAACCGGCATGTGCTCTACCTGGAGAACCTGGACCTGCGCTCCGGCAAGGCGGTGCCCTACAAGGCGCCCAAGGTGGACCTGAATGTCGCCGTGCCGACCGGGGCAACCCAGGTGTTCGCCTACCGCAACCGGCTGCTGTTCAGTTCCGGCGGCCGGCGCTCCTACGCGGCCCAGTTCCAGAACAACCGGGAGCAGATATTCTGGACCCAGTACGGCGGCGCCCCGCAGAAGATGATCGAGGGCATCGCCGTGCCGCTCGGCATCGCCCGGCCCGGGAGCCCGGTGGTCAGCACGGGCGGACAGATCGCCCCGCAGAACATCAAAGTCTCCCTGGTCCCCGGGGGCGGCAACATCCCCCCCAACACCACCCTGTCGTTCCGGCTGGCCTACCACACGGGCGTCGGAGTCCTGCCCGCCTCCGGGTCGATCCTGGTGGTGACTCCGGCCGGGACCGGCAACTATGGCGTGACCCTGGAATGGTCCAACCCGGCGCCCACCGTGCCGGTCTCGGAAATCTGGCTGTTCCTTGGCCATGGGGCCCAGGACGAGCAGTTCCTGACCGCCCTGGGGGCCAACACCGCCACCTTCACCATGACCGACCTCCAGGCCGGCACCGGGGACCGGGCTTCCAACTACGACCAGACGGCCGCCTACCAGTACGCGGTGACCCTCCTGCGCGACGTGAACGGCATCCAGAACGAGTCCGGGCCCTGCGCCCCGACCCCGGCCTTCGAGAGTATCCTGGCCCGCCAGGTCACCTTCGACCCCTGGACCGAAGGGCTGATGGATTCGCCCAACCTGGTCACCTGGGGGACCGGCCAGCCCTCCTTCAAACTGATCGACACGGCCAACATCCCGGGGTCCTACCCGAACACCCTGAACGTCACCGCCATCACCGAGGACCCGCAGACCGGCCTGATCCTGGCCGCCTTCGACGGCCCCCACGCATTCTCGAACGGCGAACCGATCTACATTGTCGGCCTGCCGTCGGGGAACAATCCGTTCCTGAACCCTGGCATCGTGACGGTGGCGGACACGACCGCCTTGTACGCCATCCCGGCTGACCAGGTGGCCATCGGCAACCTGTTCCGGACCACCAATGACGGGAAGATCTGGCAATGCACCGGCACCCCCGGAATCGGCTCGCTGGACAGCAGCAATTTCACCGATGTCACCGGCACCGATGCATCCTGCCTGCCGGTGAAGGTCGGTACCGTGGACGCCTCGGTGAACGGCGTGGCCAGTTTCAATACCGTGTCCTTGTGGGTCCCGGAGGGGTTCGAGCCGCCCGGGTCCGGGCTCACGGGCGTCACCGCCTACCGGGTGCCGAGCGTCGGCATCATCGCCATGGATTTCAACCCACGGTCTGGCGCCATCGATTTCTACACCGACCGGCCGCACTCGTTCGGGACGGAACTGGTGTTCTTCAGCGGCTTCCAGGACCCATCCTGGAACACCAAGGATGGCATCCGGGTGGTCGGGGACATGATGAACAACCGACGCCTGTTCGTGGAGAAGATGCACTACCCGCTGGCCGATGCCGTCTCCGACATGAGCGGCCTGGCAATCAGCAAGGGCCTGACCCTCCTGGCCTACCAACTGGATTCCGGCCAGAGCCTGGACTATGCCGCCATGCAGGAGACCCAGTTCGGCACCCCGGCCCGGGGCATCTGGGCCACGGTCACGGATGCCGGCGCCACCGGCTCGTCCGGGGCCCATGGGGTGGGCGTCCTGGATACCGTCGCCTGCTCCAGCGGCGGAGCCTGCCCGGTCCTGGGGGACGTGCTCTACTTCAACCTGACCACGGGCGCGGGCGCGGTGAAACTTCCCAGCCGGGTGGTCGGGGTGCTCCAGGCCGGGCTGCTGCTCAACCAGCGCATCGCCGGGGCGACCGATACCAGCGGCCCGAGCTACACCGCCGGGATCCAGTTCATCCCCTACAACGACTACCTCGTGTCGCGCCGGCTGTACCGGGCTGGCGGCAACACGGTGTTCGGCAAGGTGGTGGACCTGCCGCTGGAAGTGGTCACCTACCTGGACGCGGTGCCGGACCAGGGGCTGGGGGATGTCCTGCCGACCCTCTACACCCAGGACGGAGTGGACATCGTGTTCGAGCCGGCGCCCCTGGGGCTCACCGGGCTCACCCAGCACTACACCATGGCCTTCGCCTGGGACCCGTCCAGCAACACCCTGCGCTGGACCCCGGAGGGCCAGTTCGACGCCTGGCCACCGGAACTGGCCATGGCCTTCGACTACCGGATCCTGGGCCTGCGCTCGTTCAACCAGGCGCTGTGCGTGTTCTGCGAGGACGCGGTGTACCGCCTGGACGGGGACGCCTCGACCCGGCTGGAGCGGCACAAGACCAAGGCGGCCGGGTGCCGGGCCGGCGGGTCCATCCAGGAGATCCACAACCGGATCGTCTACCTGATCGACCAGGGGCTGGCGTGGTTCAACGGCCAGGAGTCCGAGCCTCTGACGGATCTTCGCATCCCCTCGGAGTTCTGGCTGGGCAATTCCCGCTACCTGACCGACCCCCAGGGGAACCCGGACCCCGGCCAGTATCTGGTCCCGGCGGTGCAGAACGCCGCCCTGGAACGCCTGACCGGACCGGACCTGCCCATGGTCACCCCACGCTTCCTGATGCCCTACCAGGTGGACCCCAGGGGCTACCAGGATCTGCATGGCGGGCTGCGCTCGTTCGTCTTGTTCGGCAAGTACTACCTCTACTGGGGCGGGGATGTCGCCGCCTACGACGCGCAGACCTGCGTGTACGTGGACTTCTCGGCCAAGGGGGCGCCCATCGGCGTGATCGGGGTCAAGTTCCTGGACGCCTTCGTGGACGAACTGAACCAGGGCCACCTGCTGCTGGTGGCACAGACCGCCAGCGGAGGGGCGTGACATGACCAATGGTGGTGTGAAATTCCCGGTGCCTCCCGACAACTCGGTGGAGTCGATCCGTGCGGCCTTCCAGCAGATGGCCAAGTTGGTCCATGGGCAAGGAGCGGGCGCCGCGCCCGAACAGACCCGGGTGGCGGCGGGCTCAGGTGGCGGGGGTGGCGGTGCCATGCCCGGTGCGGCCGGGGTGACGGGCCCCACCGGGCCTACCGGACCTGGTGGCACAGGCCCATCCGGTCCCACCGGCCCCGGGAGCGACATCCGGCTGGTCAAGGCGGACGGAACCGAGGACTTGATCCCCACGGTGAACCCAGGCATTCCTGGCCCCACCGGGCCCGCCGGGGCCACGGGTGCAGCCTCAACGGTCACGGGTCCCACCGGTCCCACCGGAGCAACGGGTCCCACCGGACCGACTGGTGCTGATTCGACCGTGCCAGGGCCCACAGGGGCGACCGGCCCCACGGGGGCAACTGGGTCGGGGGCCACTGGCGCCACAGGGAGCACGGGTCCCACTGGATCAACGGGGCCGACTGGGCCTGCGGGCCCAACGGGGTCAACCGGAGCCACTGGGGATGGGGCGACGGGCCCGACCGGGCCAACCGGTCCCGCTGGTCCTCCGGGCGCTGACAGCAGCGTCCCTGGTCCCACCGGCTCGGCGGGTGCCACTGGTCCTACTGGAGCAACTGGCAGCACCGGGGCGACAGGAAGCACGGGCGCAACAGGGGCAACCGGCCCAACCGGTGCTACCGGAGCAGACTCGACGGTGCCCGGCCCAACCGGTGCCACCGGGCCCATGGGCGCCACGGGTCCTACAGGGACCGGAGGTGCTGTCTCCGCCGGGATCAGCGGCATCAAGGGCCTGCGGATCGCCTACCAGGCGGCCTCGGGTGTGGCCACGGTGCACCTGGACCAGATCACCGCCACCGACAGCGGCGGGACCTCACATGTGCTGACCTCCCAATCGCTGACGGTTGACCTCACCGCCTCGGGCGCGGGCGGCCTAGACACCGGCAGCGTCACGGCGGGCAACGGATACCACCTGTGGCTGATCTACAACCCCACCAGCAACACGATCGCTGCCCTGGCCTCGGCCAGCAGCACCGCCCCCACGCTGCCTAGCGGCTACACGGTGGCGGTGCGGGTCGGCAGCAACATGGCGGCCACCACCACGCACTGGCTGCCCGGGAATCAGGTAGGCGAGGTGTTCCAGGTCCTGCCCAGCCTGCCCGTGATTGCCTCCGGGGCTCAGGGGGATCCGGTTACGCCGACCTGGGTTGCCGTGGCCGTGCGTGGGAACGGGCACCTGGTGCCGTCCACCGCTGTGGCCATCCGGGCCATGATCCGCGCCTACAACAAC